TCACCAGGCGGCCGGGCTGTAGGGCTTGTTGTTGAAGTGGGTGTTGATCAGCCTGCCGGGCGAGGGGGCGTCGCGGAACCGGTTCCATTCGCGGCGGGTGACGTTGTAGTACTCGTATCCGACCCCGTCGCGGTAGAGGCCCTTGGCGATCTTCTCGCCGCGGAATCGCACGAACATCGTCTTGGACCGGTAGTCGTAGCCGGCCGCCATGGTCCGCGGCCGGGGCGGGTTGCTCGTATTGGTGGGCCGCTGGGTGAGCAGGCCCTGGTCGTCGCCGAGGTGGAAGGCCCGCACGAGGGCGGCGAACTTGCGGGGGCCGAGCTGCTCGCGCGAGCTGAGGATGTATTCGCGGATTTCGTCGTCGCTGAATCCGTGCAGCGCCATGGAAAAACCCTCCCGTGCGTGGCCGGTGGTTTCGACCGTAGGCAGGGAGGGTTTTTCGCGGATATTCGCTTAAGGGGCCTGGGTCCTCCAGTCGATGCCGTAGGGGTTGCGGTGGTGGCCGGCCGGGAGGCGGGAGGCGTGGCGGTAGATCATGGTGGTGCTGAAGTCCTTGTGCCCGTAGTAGTTCATGATCCGGTCGTGCTTGGGCTTGGCCGGGTCGACCAGGGCGAGGGTGATGGAGGTGGCGCGGCCGTCGTGTGGGCCGATCTTGAAGCCGCATTCGCGGCCGGCTTCCTGGACCATGCGGTAGATGCCGGAGGCGTCGAGGCGGGTGTGTTCGAGTCGGCCGGTCTCCTGGTTGCGGGTGCGCCGGCCGGTGGACATGATGAGCGGCCCTTCGGTGCGGCCGTCGAGGTGCTCGTCCAGGAGGGGTTCGAGCGGGCGCGGGATGTCGATGTCCGTCCAGTCGCCGCCCTTGCGTTGGAAGCGCAGCATTCGCCCCCGGGGGACCTGGTAGAACCGCTCGACGTCCACGTTTTCGATCTCGTCGCATCGCAGGCCGGGGCCGATGGCCATTCCGTTGGCGACCGCGGATCGGATGGATGTCTGGCGGGCGGCCCCCATGACGTCGCCGATTTCCCAGGGCAGCAGGATCAGGCGCTGCTTGCGCTGCCGCTTTTCGAGCTTGATGGCCTTGACAGGGTTGGTGCGGCGGAGCTGGAGGACGCCGGCGTAGTTGAAGGCCGAGCTGAGGGCGTCGTACTTCGCCTTCAGGCTCGGGGTTTCGTAGGGCAGGCTGACGCATTCGGTAACGCAGTCGCCGGGGTGGCCGTCCCAGTGGGGGGACTTGAGGTAGTCGAAGTAGTCCTCCAGCTCCTCGACGCCGGCGTCCTTCAGTACCTCGATGTCTGCGTGGTCGCTGTAGCGCTCCATCCACAGAAGGAAGAGGTCGAAGTAGGGCCGGTACTTCCGCCAGGTCTCCCGGCTGCTGATCTGCTTCTCCCAGCGCGACAGGAACGTGGGCAGGTCCATGTCGACGTTGCGGCTACGGCGGTTGCGGTCGGCCCAGGCGGGCGTGCTCGTGCTGGTTGGCATGGAGGCACCCTAGCCGCGTAACGCATAGGTAGTCAGGGACTTCCATGCATTGATGCCTCTACGGGGATTATCTGTCCATATTTGCGGCGATTTAGCTTCGCCGACATGGGGACCAGGACCACGCCGCTCGACGCCACCGAACACGAGCTGACCCTGGGCGTGCCCGAAGAGAGCGAGCCGGCCGCCAACAGCCTCGACGACCAGGCCCTCATCGAGGACATCATCAGCAAGATCATCCTGGTCATCGACGACCTGTCCGGCCACCCGCTGCGCCCCTACCAACTCCCCCTCGCCCGCCGGATTCTGGAGAGCCTCATCACCGAGGACTCCGCCAAGATCACCGCCCTGTGGTCCCGGCAGAGCGGCAAGTCCGAGACCGTCGCGGACACCGTGGTCGGCGCGGCGATCATGTTGCCTCGGCTGGCCAAGCTCTTCCCCAAGCTGCTGGGGAAATTCGCCGAGGGGCTGTGGGTCGGCGTCTTCGCCCCGACCGACGAAATGTCGGAGACGCTTTTCACCCGCATCACCGGCCGGCTCACCTCCGAGCGCGCCCAAGACGTGCTCGCTGACCCCGATATCGACGACAAGCTCATCACCCGCGGGAAGCTGCTGCGGCTCAAGCGCTGCGGCTCCCATATCCGGAAGCAGACCGCCCACCCGAAAGCACAGATCGAAGGGCAGACCTACCACCTGGTCATCATCGACGAGGCCCAGGCCGCCGACGACAAGGTCTTGAACAAGTCGATTGCCCCCATGCTGTCCAGCACCGCGGGCACCCTGTGCATGACGGGAACCCCGTCCTACACGAAGAACGGGTTCTACGAGCAAATCCAGAAGAACAAGCGCGAGGCCAACCGGAAAGGCAGGAAGACCGACCACTTCCAGGTCGACTGGAAAGAGGTCTCCAAACACGTCCCGCGTTACCGGAAGTTCGTCGAGTCCGAGAAGGAGCGCCTCGGCGAGGAGTCCGACGAATTCAAGCTGAGCTACCGCCTCATCTGGCTCCTCGACAAAGGCATGCTCGTCACGAGCGACCGGTTCGATGCCCTGGGCGATGTCTCCATGCGTGTGGTCCAGGAATGGCACCGCTCTCCCGTCGTTGTCGGCATCGATCCCGCAAGAAAAGCAGACTCCACGGTCGTCACCGTGTGCTGGGTCAACTGGGACTATCCCGATGAATACGGCTACTTCGAACATCGCGTACTCAACTGGCTAGACCTGACCGGCATGGACTGGGAAAGCCAGTACTACCGGATCGTTGATTTCCTGAACCACTACAACGTCTTCGCCATCGGCATCGACGCCGGCGGCCTGGGCGACGTCGTCGCCAGTCGGCTTCGTGTCCTCATGCCGTACGCGCAGATCGTCGACCTCAAGAGCGACCGCACCAACCAGACCAAGCGTTGGGCCCACACCATGGATCTCATGTCCAAGGGCCTCGTCATCTGGCCGGCCCACGCGAAGACCCGGCAGACGAAAAACTGGCGCCGGTTCCGGCAGCAGATGGAAGACGCGGAACTCACCTACCAGGGCCCCCACATCATCGTGGCCGCTCCCGAGGTAGACGCAGCCCACGATGACTACGTGGACAGCCTCGCGAACGCCCTCTACCTGACGGCGGATATCGCCATGCCGGAAGCCGAGATGCACAACTCCCCCTGGTAGCCATTATCGGCGCGAAAAATGGCGTGTTTAGCGTCCTTGGTGAGACGTCTCAAATTGGAGGCCCCACCATGGCGCAGAGTCCTCTCGCCCCGGACCCGAAGTTCCAGGAGTCCGCCGACCGCTTTTACGAGCGGAAGACGGCCAACAACCCGTCCCGCCGTGGCCCCCTGCGTTTCCAGGAGGGCGTGGCCTCCGATTCCGACATCCCGCGGGAATTCGGCGAAGGCGTGATGCAGGGCTACCGCACACCGCCGGGCCGAAGCAACCACAACGCCAACGTCTTCGAGAAGAGCCCCGAGGAGACGATGCGCGAGCGCGCTCATGTGGGCTCGGCCTCCTGGCCGGAGGCTCCGACTTTCATCTCCGCCATGGCGGAAGGCGCATCCGAGCAGGAGCTGAAGTACTCCAGCGTCGACCGCGGTGAAGGCCGGCACGAGCGCCGGAACTACGCCCGCGTCGACTGAGGGCTGACCTGTGACCAACCCCGGCCAGACCACGCCCTGGGCGCACTTGCCGATCCCGAGCGAAGGTGCGGTCCCCGACGTACCGGTGGACCTCGCCTCTCTCGCTGACCCCCTGGACACGTTGCTCAAAAACGTGATCGGGGGAGCAACTGCGCCCACGGGACCGCTGAGCCCCACTCTGGTCGACGCCTCCGCCTCCATCGGTTCGCTCAACACCACGCAGACGACGCAGCAGTCCCAGATCACCACCTTGCAGGGGCAGGTGGCCGGCCTCAGCGTCGCCCCGTGGGCCCTGGTCACCGACCGCACCACGTCGTTCACCATCAACGGCACCTCGTCGAACTACCTGGCCCACTCGCTGGTGGTCCCCTCCAGCACGGTCAAGACCCTGTTGATCTGCGGGGTCGCAGTGAACATGCGCTGGACGGACGGCACGACGTCCGCCGTCATGATGGGCGCTCTCCAGATCAAGCGCGACGGCGAGTCCGTCTACTCCGACCGTGCGCGTGCCCTTCAGACCGGCGTCTACCAGACGCTCTCGGCCTGGCACATCGAGACCCTGCCGGCCGGCATCGGCTGCCGCATCGGCCTCGGCCTGAGCGTCGTCGGCGCCGCCACCAGCAGCAAGACCGCGGAGCCGGCCTACATGTGGCCGCACATCTACGCGATCAAGCTCCCGTGGGGCAGCGGGCCCGACGTTCCTATCGTCGGCGCACCGACGTAGAGGGGGTGATGCCATGTCAATCGCCTTTGTTTCCCCCAGCATGCGGGCCAGCGCCTCGGACCTGACCGTTTCGGTCAGCCCCTTGGGCCTGGTCGAGCTGGCGGACGAGGAGTTTGAATTACCGAAGTCCACGGCCCTCGTCTGACGCGCTACTCCAATCACTGGGCCTGGTACCTCGGGTACCACTGGGCATATAAGCGCGAGGCCGGCGAGCCCAACGTCACCATCAACTACGTCGGCGCGCTCTCCCGCTACATCACGAATTTCACCTTCGGCAGGGGCGTCCACTTCCAGTCCGAGAAGCGGTACGAGCACATCGTTCCCGCCCTTCTCGACAGGGCCTGGAACGTCGACAACGACAAGAAGAGCTTGCTCTGGCAGATGGGCGAGAACGGCGGAGTCTCTGGGGACTCCTTCGTCAAAGTCGCCTACGAACCCACATGGATCGACCCGGCAGGAAATGAGCATCCCGGTCGCGTGAGGATTCTTCCGCTGAACGCTGCACAGTGTTTTCCGGAGTATCACCCGCATGACCGGGATCGATTACCGCTTGCTCCGGTTCAAGATCAAGTACAAGTTCTGGGGCACCTCGATGGAGGGGACCCGCGCCGTCTACACCTACACCGAGATCATCACGGACGAATTCATTGAGGAGTACGTCAACGACGAGCTGCTCGACGCCCGTGAAAACCCCCTCGGAACGATCCCGATCGTGCACATCCGGAACATCTCCATCTCCGGGTCGCCCTGGGGCCTGGCCGACATCGTGGACGTCATCCCGCTGAACCGCGAGTTCAACGAAAAGGCCACCGAGATCTCGGACATCGTGAATTACCACTCCGCTCCCGTCACGATCATCACCGGGGCGAAGGCAAGCAACCTGGAGCGCGGCGCCCGCAAGATCTGGGGCGGTCTGCCCAAGGATGCCAACGTTTTCAATTTGGAGAACGGCGTTGATTTGGCGGGCCCTTTGGCCTACCTGGACCTGATCAAGCGCTCCATGCACGAGCTGACGGGCGTCCCGGAATCAGCCCTGGGGCAGGCTCAGGCGATCTCGAATACGAGTGGAGTTGCCCTCTCCATTCAATTCTTCCCGTTGATGCAGCGGTACTCGCTCAAGCAGACCAACTACACCGAGGGCCTGCGCCGGATCAACGAACTCGTCCTGCGCACGCTCTTCCTGTACGAGCCCGAGACCCGCATCTACAACCCCGATACCCAGGGCATCCGTACTTCCGAGGAACAGCCTCTCGTCGTCGACCCCCGCGACCCCGATGTCTACGACACCACGTGCGACTGGCCGCCCCCGCTTCCGGTCGACGAATTGGTCATGCTCAACGAGGTCCAGGCGAAGCTCGCGCTCGGTCTGGAATCAAAGCGTGGAGCCCTGCGGGACCTGGGCGAGGTCTTCGTCGACGAGAAGATGGCGGAGATCTTCGACGAGCGTCTCACGGAGGCCAAGGAAGACGGAGCGCTGGAATATATCAAGGCTCAAATTGCCAGCGCTATCTTGCAGAAAACGGGATTGCCGCCTGAAGGCGTGGAAAGCCCGCCGCCTGCCCCCGCGAGTGGCACGAAGGACGCCACCAAGTCGGGAGCGACCGCCGCCGGCCCTCTGCCAGGTCTTCCCGGCACAGGCCGCGGTCAGGACATCGAATCGGTCCTCAGTGAACTCGTGACGCTCTCCAAGGGCACGAAAATCGCCCAGCGGAGAAATCCGGAAAACGACTGAACCGTCCGCCTCTCATTACTACTCGTTCCGGCGGCTACCCCGCACTGGAGTGTAGGAAATGCCCCCCGAGAACCCGACCCCGTCTCCGCCCAACCCGCCGAAGCCCACGCCCCCGGCTCATCCGGGCAGCGGTGCACAGGCGAACGCCGACGGGACAGTGACCGTCCGCACCGAGGCCAACCCGCCGGCACAGCAGCCGGCCCCGGGCCGCACCTTCACCGCCGCTGACATCGAGAAGGCGCGGTCGGAGGAGAAGGAGAAGCTCTACTCCCGCATGCAGAAGGGGGACGAGCGGCTCCAGGCGATGGAGGCCGAGCTGACGACCCTGCGCGAGGAGCGTGAGGCCCGCCAGCGTGAGGAGGCCGAGCGCCAGGCCGCGGAGGAACAGGCGGCCAAGGAGCGGGCCGAAGCGGAGATGTCCGCCAAGAAGCTGGTGGAGGAGCGTTCCACTGAGTGGGAGCGCAAGTTCCAGGAGCTTCAGGCGGAGCGCGAGCAGGAGCGTGCGGCCCTTGCCAAGGAAGCCGAGTACAACGCCTTGCGCGCGTACATTCAGGAACGAGTCAACGCGGAGCGGTCGAATATCGCTCCCGAACTGGTCGACCTGGTCACCGGTAACACCCGGGAAGAGGTCGACGCTTCGATCGAACTGCTCAGGGCCAAGACCGACGCCATTTTCCAGTCGGTCACCGCGGCCCAGCAGCAGGCACGTTCCCAGATGCGGGGCGTGAGCACGACCGGTTACACCGGCAACGGCCCCACCGATGGGGACGCTGGCGCCCGGCAGCTTTCGGTCGAGGACATCAAAAATATGCCGATGAGCGAGTTCGCGAAGTACCGCTCGCAGCTTCTCGGTGCGGCAGCAACAAACTCCAGCAATCGCGGGCTGTTCGACTGACCCGCTCCCTCGCTAGTCCGCCCTTCATTCCTACTCATTCCGGCGGCCGAACACGGAATGAGAGGCACCCGTGGCAAGCGGAATCACTGGGACTCCGGTCCTGTCGCCGACGCCCACCGCGTACCAGGCGGCGAACTCCACAATGCTCACTCCGGCGATCCAAACTATTTGGTCGAAGGAGGTGCTCTTTCAGGCGATGCCGGTGCTCCGCTTCGAACAATTTCTTGTGAAGAAGACGGAGCTTGGGACTGCCCCCGGCCTCACCGTGAATTTCATGCGGTATCGCTCGCTCGACGGGGCTCAGCAGCTCGTCGAGGGCGTGCGCATGGAAACTCACGCACTGTCTGCCGAGCAGATCACTATTACGGTCGCGGAGCACGGCTTCGCAATCGCTGTAACGGAACTCCTCCTGAATGCGAGTTTCGACGACGTCATGGCCTCCGGCGCGCGTCTGCTGGGGAGGAACATGGCTACCTACATCGATGCGCTCGCGAGGGACACCTTCATGGGCGCCCCGTCGGTGCTGTATGGGTATGACAAGCTGGCCTCCTGGTCGGCTGGCGCCACCCGCACTCCGATCTCGCCCTACGACCGCGGCATGTTTGCGGACAGCGAAGCAACGATGGCCACGAACGGCGGCTTCTACTTCACGTCTGCCCTGGTCAAGGACTGCGTGGAGACCCTCGCGACGAAGAACGTCCCCCGTCTGGGCGAGACGTACGTTGCATTCGTACATCCTCATCAGTCGCGCCGTCTCCGCGATGATCCGGAGTTCATCGAGGTGACAAAGTATGCGGCTCCCGGCAACTTCATGCTGGGAGAAATCGGACGTCTGAACGATGTCGTGTTCATCGAGACAACTCAGGTCTTCCAGGGCAACACGACTCCGCCGGCGACCCAGCAGCTCGGGACGAATATCCCGACGAATTCCGCGCAGACGTGGGGCGGTCAGCCCGCCCGCACCGCCTCCGGATCGACCCCCGCAATTCCGGCCGTCACGTCGACTCCGTCGAACCCGAACGCCCCCGCGAATCCCCTCTACCGTGCTTTGGTAATCGGGGACAATGCCGCGGGTCACGCCATCTCTCTGCCCGTCGAACTGCGCGATGGGGGCGTGCTCGACTTCGGCCGTGAACACGCTCTGGCCTGGTATTCGATCTTCGGGCTCGGACTCATCACGGATTACGCCGTGGTGCAGGCCGTGACGAACTGACCGGCCCCATTCTCCGGGGCGTCGGCGCCCCACTCGACCTGTCGCCGCCGGCGCCCCGGATTCCTCACCCGACTCATTAGGAGAACACTCGTGCCCGCGAATCCCCGAACCCGGCCGAATCCGAAGGATCACACCGGGAATAAGAAGCGCATCCTCGCCGAGCAGCACGCCGAGGAACTCGCCCAGCGCAAGGGCGAACTCGCCATGCAGCATGCCGAGGCAGCCGCCAACCTCGACCAGCCGATTTCCCTGGACGAGAAGGGCCGCACCCTCCAGGCAGTACCCGAGGAGGAAAAGACGGAAGGGCCCGTCGAACTACCTCCGGAGAAGGTGCGCATTCGCATCGCCTGCGACCTGGAGAAGGTGACGATCGGCCAGGGCACGGATTTCGATTTCAAAGAGGGCCAGGTCTACGAGCTGCCATTGCATGTGGCGCTGCATCTGGACCGGCTCGGCTACGTCTGGCAGTGGCTTTGAGAAAGGGGCGCCCTCGTGGCGGAAACGAAGAGCCTCGCGGCGCTTGAGGAGGCCCCGGCCAGGGGCAGTTGGTACCAGCTCCTCTCCGATTTCGGAGAGGGCGTCGGCATGCTCACCAAGACGCACCGCTACCGGCTGTCCGACAGCGACGACGTCCAGGAGAGCGACCGCATGCTCCTGGTCCTGGCCATCGTCGAGCCGGCCAGCTACGGCGTCGGCTACAGCCCGGAGTACACGGTCGTCGCGATGTGGCTGGAGCAGACCGCCCCCGGCCGGTTCTCCCAGCACCACATCTCCTTCCCCATGACCCAGTTCACCGAGATCGTCGGCCCCGGCGAGGAGCCGCCCGAATACGCGGACTGGCAAGCCCAGCAGGCAGGTGAGTAGTGGCTGCCAACGGGTTCATCGCGCTCCAGGGGGCCGTCTCCGCGCTCGACTACCTCAACGGCCGCACCACCGCGCTCCAGGCCGAGTGGGACGCCAAGACGGCCGGCGGTGACCCACAGCCGAAGACCACGTATCTGATGCTGCTCACCCAGGTCGTTACCGACGCCACTACGGACATGACGTCGCTGGTGGGCACCGAGGCCGCCGGCACCGGCTACGCCCGCCAGCCCGTGCCCTGGGGGGCCGCGTCGACCAGTACCCGGCAGAGCACGAACACCGACCTCATTCAGTTCGGGCCCTTCAGCGACCCGGCGGGCCTCGCGGCCCCGGTCACCGGTGCGGCCCTGGTGACCCGTATGACGTCGTCGGCCGGCCAGCCTTCGGGTATCTGCCTCATGGCCTGGAACCTCGACTCGGCCATCACCACGCAGCAGAACCAGGCCCTCCAGCTCGCCGCGGGTGCTTTGACGATGACGCTGGCGGTGTCGTAGTCATGGCGACGCTCGCGGGGATCATTCAGCGCGTCCGTTCGGAAGTTGGCGATCAGCCAGCTCCGTTCGTCGACACCTTCATCGGCGGCTCCGAGCTGTCCTCCTACGACCTGTCCGAGGTCAACGTCACCTCCGTGCAGGCGAAGGTCGTCACCACTGACCCCGCGGGCTCCGTCGACCTGGTCCAGGACACGGACTACGTCCTGAACCCGGCCGAGGGCTCGATTCTCCTGATCAACCCGGACTACAGCCCGCTCCAGCACGGCCAGACCCTCATCGTCCGCGGCACGAGCGAGGGCATGTTCTCGGACGCCGACCTCACGGTGTACGTGACCGACGCGATGAACCAGCACACCTACGGCCGCACTCTGCGGACGAGGTACCGCGACGGCAACGGCAACATCGCCTACGACCTGGAACCGGTCGACCTGGACAGCCTCCCGCCGGTCGAGGAGCCCCTGGTCGCCTACCTCGCAGTGATCAACGTCTTGTGGACCATGGCCACCGACGCCTCCAGCGATATCGACGTCAACACGGCCGAGGGCACCTTCGTCCCGCGCAGCCAGCGCTACCGGCAGCTCATGGAGCACCTGGCCGAGCTTCAGCAGCGGTACAACACGCTCGCGCAGCAGCTCAACGTCGGCCTTGCCCGCATCGAGATGTTCCAGCTCCGGCGGATCTCGCGGACCACCAACCGTCTGGTGCCCATTTTCCAGAGCCGGGAATACGACGACACCGCCCGGCCCAAACGGCTGCTGCCGCCGATCGACGGCGACGCGTACGACGACGAGTCCGGTATCCCCTCGCCCCTCTACCCGGGCACGTGGGGGTGAGCGGACATGCAGGATCGGGCCGGCTGGAAAAGGGGCCGTTTCGGCATCAACACGGAGACCACCCTTATTCACCGCGCACTGCGGAGCTGGCAGAACCGCACCGGCGACGTCCTCACCTATTTCCGGTTCCAGCGTGACGAGTCGGACATGCACGAGGTCTATGACGAGGCGACCGGCGCCGGCCGCGTGTATTACGGCCGCTGGCAGGTCCCGGCTCTGCACGTCACACACGTGGAGTCCCCCAACACCGACCCCCGCGACAGCGGCCTCTACGTCACCGACACCCTGCGCGCAGTCCTGGAATACGACCAACTCGCCAAATTCGGCCTCACCGAAATGGACATCAAGCACGGCTCGTTCCAGCGCGACCGCATCGCCTACGACAACGTGCTCTATGCCGTGCAGCGGGTCAGTGTCCTCGGCCAGATCCGCCGGCGAGACGTCGTGGTCGTCATCGAGGGCGAGCAGATCCAAAACGACGAGATCGTCAACGACCCCATGTTCACGGACTACCTCACTGACCCGACCGAGCTGCCCGCGGTCAGCCCGCAGCAGATGGCGCAGACCGTGATCCACCCGGAGGAAGGCGCGAGCGATGACCCTTACTCCTGATCTGCCGGCCGGCGTGCCCGCGGTACGGCTCAAGGGCCGCTACATCGCACCCGACGGCACGCCCCTGTCGGGGACAGTGTCCTTCGCCCCGCCCTCGGTGCTCACCCTGCCCGAATCCGACATCATCTCCACCACGGCCGCGAAGGTCACGCTCGATGGCACCGGCTATTTCGAGGTCGACCTGATCCCCACGGACGCGCCGGGCATGTCGCCCGCCCGGTGGTCGTACCAGGTGACCGAGAAGCTCAAGGGCACACCACCGCGGGTCTTCCACATCATGCTGCCGGGCGGCACCGGCACTGTCGACCTGGCGGACATCGCCCCTGTCTCTCCCTACGCCGGCAACTACTTGCCCGTGGCCGGCCCGCAGGGCGCCAAGGGCGACAAGGGCGATCCCGGAGATGTCACCCTCGCCCAGCTCGACGCGCTCGAAGCGAGGGTCGCCCCCCGGCCGCAGGAGTTCACACAGAGCACGCCCAGCAGTCAGTGGACGATCGCGCACACGCTGCCCTACCGGCCCGCGGTGGTCGTCTACGACGTCTCGGGCAACGAAATCGGCGGCTCCGTCGAATACACCGACCCGACCACCGTCACCATCCGGTTCTCGTACGCGGAAACCGGATCTGCCGTATTGCACTAGGAGCCCGCCATGGCCACAACGGATTTCCGGTTTCCAGTCAAGCTGAACAAGCTCCCGGTTCAGGGCCTCGTCCCCGAATCGGCAAGTTCCGCACCCACGTCCCCGGTTGAGGGCCAGCTGTGGACCGACACCGCGGGTCACGTGGTGAAGTTCTGGAACCTGTCCGCCTGGAAAAACCCGCTGGACCGCGGCGACCACACCGGCACCCAGACGGCGAGCACGATTTCCGACCTCGCCACCACCGTGCAGGGCTACCGGCTGGACCAGTTCGCCGCGCCCACCGCGGCCGTGAACGTCAACGGTCAGCGGGTGACCAACGGTGCCACTCCCACCGCATCCTCCGACCTCGCGACCAAGTCCTACGTCGACAATGCCCGCGCAGGAATCGCGGGCGTTAAGGACCCTGTCCGCGTCGTCGCCACGGCCAACGTCAACCTGTCCAGCCTCCCGGCCGCCCTCGACGGCGTCACCCTCGCCGCGAATGACAGCTTCCTCGCCACAGCCCAGACGACCGGCACCGAAAACGGCATCTACACCTACTCCGCCTCCGGCGGGGCGGCCACCCGCCGCACCGATGCCGATTCCACGGGGGAGATCCTCGACGGCACCCTCGTGGCAGTGTCCGAGGGCACCACCAAGGCCGGCGCCCAGTACATGCAGACGGCCACCCCCTCCGGGGCGCCCGGCGCCTGGACCCAGACGTGGGTGCAGTACAGCAGTGGCGGGCAGACCTACACCGCCGACGGCCAGGGCATCGAGCTGTCGGGCACGACCTTCAGCATCGAGCTGGCCGACGCCACCCTCTCCAAGAGCGCCTCCGGCCTGACCGTCGGCCTGGTCTCCATCGCCAAGGGCGGCACCGGCGCTACGGACGCGGCCGGCGCCCGCACCGCGCTGGGCACTGTGGGCAAGTACTCCGCCAACGTCGCGGCTCTCACCGGCGGTTCCGCGCTGAACATCACGCACAGCCTGGGCACCACAGACATCCTGGAGCCCTCGCTCAAGGAGATCTCCACCGGCGAGCTGGTGGGCGCGAAGTTCGTTGTGGTCGACGCCAACACCGTCTCCGTCACCACGTCCGCCTCATACGCGGCCGATACTTTCCGCGTCACGGTGGTGGGCTGATGGTTGCCCGGCAGCTCGCGGCGCAGACAGTGCCCACCGCGGGCGGAAACGTCGTCTCCAGTGACAAGATCGGCGCGGCCAGCGGTGTCGCCTCCCTCGGCACGGACAGCAAAGTGCCCCAGGCCCAGATCCCGACGCCGAAGATCACGGTCGGTATTACCGCCCCCTCGTCCCCCGCGGTGGGGGACGTATGGATCGACACGAACTGAGGCCCTCGTGTGGCTACCCGTTTCTGGCTGACCACCTCCGCAGCCCCCTACACACCGACGACTGCACAAGGTGCCTGGGACGACGCGACTTCCACGGTGACCGGGCTACTCGGCCGGCAGCCGGCCGGCGCCTCGACGACCTCGGCCAAGGCCGAGACCTCGACGGCCCAGAACAGTGTCCTGCTGGGCCGGTGGATCAGCCCGGCGGCACGCACGGCTGGCACTCTGTCCGGCACCGTCTCCTTCACCACCGGCCGCGGAGCCTCCGATTCGGCGGCGGCCTTCGTTACCCGGGTCCACATGTACGTCACGGTTGGGGACAGCAACACCGTGCGCGGCACCCTGCTCGACAACTGGCAGGGGAGTACGAACTGGCCGGTGACCGCGGCTGGCGGGACCGCCACGGGACAGACCATCGGCAGTGTCAGCCTCCAGGCCGGCGACCGCATCGTGGTGGAGTTCGGCTACGAGGCCACCAACACCTCGGGCACCTCGTATACCGGCACGATGTACTACGGCGCCACGGGCACCACTGACCTGGTCTCCGCGGCCACGGCCGTGACGACCGACCCGAGCTGGGTCGAGTTCTCCGGAGCCGACGGACTCTTCAGCGCGCCCACCTCGAACATCATCGACAAGTTCGGTACCGGCATCGGCTCATATTTCGTGTACTGGGGCGGGACGTTCTGGAACTCGACCTGGAAGCGCGTGGCAGTGCCGGCCAACGACCAGTACCCCGGGCTGATGGCCACCGACGTGGGGTACGAGATCACCGGCTCTTCCCACTACGCCGAGATCGTGCACATGCCCACGGGTGGCACCGGCACGGCCTTCTCTGCCGTCGTGCTCGGCCCGACCGACAACGGCACCTTCGTCCGCACGCGGTATGCGCTGGCCAGTGGAAATCTGACGTTCGAGAGCTGCGTCGGCTATTACGACCCTTCTCCGACCACGCTCACCTACGATCCGGTGGCGCACCGCTGGTTCCGATTCCGTGAATCCGGCGGCACCTTCTACTGGGAAACTTCTCCGGACGCGGCTACCTGGACCGTGCGGCGCAGTATGACGACTCCGCAGTGGCTGAAATTCGGGACGCTGCGTACCAACTTTGAGGGTTACGCCGATACGGGCAGTACCACTACCCCTGCTGAAGTCGACAACGTGAACACGTATCCCACGACGATCGTGAAGGTATGGGACGGCAGTGGCTGGGTGCAAAAGCCGCTGAAGGTCTGGAGTGGAAGCGCTTGGGTTGCGAAGCCGGTGAAGGCGTGGTCTGAAACCGCCTGGTTCTAATCGCAATTACCCCGTAAATAACGGTGCGTGCGACGCTCAAACTCCCATGTTGCTTTCTCTCAGGAGGTCTCAATGGCCACGTATGTCCTCGTAGACGCTGACGGCGTCGACAAGGAGATCAAGTACGGCCCGCTGGAGCTGGAGGACCCGAACACGTACGTGGTCCCGGAGGGGCAGAAGATCATGCTGGAGTCCGAGGCCCTGGCCCAGGGCTACCACTACTCCGCGGGTGGTGCGGCGCTGTCGCCCGAGGCGCCGGCCGGCGGGAGTGCCGAAGACGACCAGGGTGATCAGGGCGACCAGAACCAGCAGTAGGACCGCCGGGGGCCTGCCGCTCTCGGGGGTGGCAGGCCCGGCCCTCTCGGAAGGGGACCGCCATGACTGTCGGTCAGATCGTCGCTCTCGTCCTCGTCGTCCTGCTCATCATCGTCATCCTGCACGTGTCAGGGCTTATCTGAGCCATCGGCCATTAACCGGCCACAAATAGCCCCAAGCATTCTGGTTGGGCGATCTACAACCGCCCATACCGGAGTGCCACGTGCCCTTTCTTCTCAACGAAGATAAGGCCCTGAAAGCTAAGTTCCAGGGCCTGATGGTGCATGACGCCACCTCCGGGAGCGATGGCCGCAGGGTCACCGTGCGGTACAGGAACCCCGAGTACGAGCTGGCCGACGCCACTTACCCGCTCGTCCTGATCTCCCACTCGCGGATCTCCCGGGACGAGGACCGGGAACACCGCGGCAATGTGTGGCTCCACTACGCCCCCGAAGGCTATGAGCCGTGGGCGGATATGACGGACCCCCAGCAATCGCCGTACCTCACGCAGATGCCGATTCCGCTGAACGTCGACTACCAGATCGACGCCTACGCGCGGAAAGAAACCCATCTCATCGAGATGACGGGCGCACTGTCCGGGTTCGATTTTCTTCCCCCTCGCTTCGGCTATCTGTCGATCGGTGAGGACGGGACCGTTCGCCGTCTGGATCTGCTCGGCGGACCGGAGTACAGCGAGTCGAAGGACGAACAAGGAAAGCGGCTGTTCGTGGCCACGTGGCTGGTCCGTATTTCCAGCGAACTCTTTGTCTCCGACATTCAGACCCTCACACCTGCGCAGCGAGTCCTTATCAGTTGGCTCGACAAGCGGTTTCTCGATGAGGGGCACACCGTCGAGCTGGACCCCGAACAGGTGGTCACCCTTTCGGAGGCTGATACCCCATGACCACGCCCACCGCATTTCCGTACAAGCGTCCCGGGGTGTACATCTCGGAAACGCTCAAGCCCCTTCCGCAGCAGGTGAGTCCGCCCGGCCTGGCCGTGGGAACATTCGTCGGCACGCATGACGCCGGCCCGTCCGTGCCGATGAAGGTGACGAGCTGGGAACAGTTCATGTCCCTTTACGGTGGGTTCGGAAATGGCCTGAACTACCTGCCCTTCCAGGTCTATTCGTACTTCGCCAACGGCGGTCAGACGGCATGGATTCTGCGGGCCACCCCCACCGACTCCACCATCGCCAGTCTGGTCGTGAAGAACCAGCCGCTTCCCCCGGCCGAGACCATCGTCGCCACCCCCGACGGCACCGCCCCGACCGGCAGTGGCACCGCACCGACCGCTCAGGTCACGGGCGTGCAGCTCGTCACGCCGTCCGGGTCGGTGACGGCCAACCCGGAGCAGACCGCGTTCATGATCGAATGGAACGCGATCACGCCTCTGACTGATGTGGACGCCTACCAGGTCGTGGTCACCAACCCGGCCGAGGGCTCCTTCAACCAACAGGTGTGGGTCGCTCAGCCCGACACCGGCAAGCCCCAGGCTGCCTTCACGGATCTTGCACCCAACACGACTTACTCGGTGCAGATCACCGCGTACAAGGGCGGCACGGCCGGGCCTCCCATGGACACGCCCGCCACCTTCACCACGCTGGTCGGGTACACCAGCGTCGATGCTCTTCAGGTCTCCGCCCGCGGCAAGGGCGCCTACGGCAACAGCATCTACATCTCCACGGCCCCGAGCTGGACCAGCGGCCGGTTCCACCTGTTCGTCAAGTACGGGTCGACCGCGTCCAGCGCGTTGGTCGAGAGCTGGCAGGATCTCTCCCTCAACCCCGCCGATCCTCGCTACGTGGTCGGCATTCTCGACTCGGCGTCGTCCGGCTCGAACTACGTCACTGTCACCAACCTGCTGCCCCCCGCGTCGGCGACGGCCGGCACCGGCTCGACTCCGGATGGCTCCTGGCTGCCCGAGTACGTCACAGACGCCCCGCTGGAGACCGGCACCGACGGCGTCCAGGCCGTCAACCTCGCACAGCAGCTCTCCGACCAGTTCGCGGCCGTCTCGGATGTGCTGCTGGTGAACCTGTGCGGCAACACGGCCATGACTGATCACGTCCCGCCGGCCACCCAGATCAACGCGGCCCTGGCATGGGCCGAGGACCGGCGCGCTGCCTTCGTGGTCCTGGACGTGCCCCGCCAGCCCTCTCCGATCGACTCCGCCGCGGCGACGACGAAGTACACCGAGACCGTGTCCGGCTACGCACCGGCAACCAGCTATGCCGCGGCGTACGGGCCGTGGCTCCAGGTCGCCGACCCGGCCGGCTCTTCGGTCTCCAGCACTCGCGCGCTGCCGCCGGGCGGCGCCGTGATGGGGCAGTACGCCCAGGCGGATGCGGCAGTGGGCCCCAACCGTTCCCCGGCTGGCGTCGCTTACAACATCGTCGGAGCGGTGGGCGTCGAGCACCTCTTCACCACCGACCAGCTCGACACGCTGAACGAATCCGCCGTGAACGTCATTCGCCCCATTCCGAGGTCCGGCTTCTGTGTCATGGGCGCCAGGACCCTGAAGAAGGGAATGCCCGACCGCTACATCAGCGTCCGGCGCATGCTGACCTACCTGGAAACCCTCCTCGAAGACGTCACGCGCTTCGCGATCTTCGAACCCAACGGGCCGGAGTTGTGGCAGTCGTTGGAGGCCCTGGTCGATCAGCAGCTCCTCACTCTCACCCAGGCCGGCCAGCTTCAGTCCACGGTGCCGGACGAGGCGTACTGGGTCGTCTGCGACGCGACCAACAACACGGCGGCCACCGTGGCTCTGGGCGAAATCCACATCACCGTCGGAGTCGCCCTCGCTTCCCCGGCCGAATTCATCGTCATCGAGATCTCGCAGTACCAGGGCGGGGTTTCCACATCGGCATCGACCGACTCCACGGACCAGACGACCACTGTCTGATCCTCAGACCGACCGCCTCTCATTCCTGCTCAGCACGGCGGCCCTTCAGCCCGGGAAATGAGAGGTGAACCGTGGCGACGACGACTACGACCCAGAAGCCTTCGCTCGCAACACTCCAGACCGACCCGCTCCGCAATTTCAAGTTCCAGGTGCAAATCCACCTGGCGGGCTCGACCCTCGACAGCTCCAAGCGCAAGAACCAGCTCGGCTTCATGTCCGTCAGCGGGTTGTCGATCACCACGGACGTCGTCGTGTACCGCCAGGGTGGAATGAACACGACAACTCAGAAGATGCCAGGCCAATCGGACTTTGCGCCCATCACCCTCTCAAGGGGGCTGATTTGTGGCGACTCGGACATCTACGCCTGGCTCAAGCAGTTGTTCATGGTCATGCAGGGGACCGGCGGTAACCCGGGCAACTACAACTTCCGCGCGATCATGGACATTTACCTGCTGGACCACCCGGTCACCACGAAGACCGTCTCCTACAAGGCCGGCTGGAGGGTCTACAACTGCTGGCCCACGAGCATCGCCTTCGGCGACCTCGACAGCGGGGCAAATGGCGTCGAACTCCAGCAAATCACCCTCGCCCATGAGGGCTGGAACTTCAAGATCGCCAACAGCTACGGGCCCGGCTCCGGCATTTCGCTGCCGTAAATCAGCACCCGCTTAAAGGACGACTCATGCCCGAACCCCCTATTGTCCTCCCCGACTTCGAGACCTTCGGGAACCAGTCCATCAACGGCCTGGAAAAGCCCGAAGAGGCCAACGCCGCCACCCAGGCCCTCCTCAAGGAGGACCGGGAAAGCGGCCGGCCGCGCATCGACAACCCCGGGGACAATCAGGTCCCTCTCGCACGCGGAATTCTCCGGGATGGCACCTGGTACCGCGACGCAGAGGTACGCGAACTCAACGGCTACGACGAAGAGGCCATCGCCGCTGCTGGCGTCAGCGGTGACGCCTTCAAGGTCTTCGAGGCCCTGCTGCTGCGGGGAGTGACCGCCGTCGGCGGCGAACCCATGACCCGCAAGCTCGCCGGTGAGCTGCTCATCGGTGACCGCGAACTGCTTGTGATGGGCGTCCGGCGCGCAACGTTCGGACCGGACCTGGAATTCGAGCGCCTCCCCTGCTCGAACTGCGGCGAGCTGACTGACCTCACCGTCCCGCTCGACTCCGTCCCTCTCGTTCATCTCGAAGACCCCGAGCGCACGGAATTCGAAGTACCCCTGCGCAAGGGCGAGACGGCCATCGTGCGCCTGCCCACCGGCCAGGACCAGACGGCGGTTCTCGGCATCAAGGGCAACCGGGCCAAGCAGGATTCGGAAATTCTCTCCCGCTGCGTCCTGCGCCTGATCCGGCCCGACGGCACCGAAGTACGCCGCCCGCCGGTGCAGAGCATCTTCATGGCCGACCGGCAGACCATCCTCCAGTTCCTCACCGACACCCAACCCGGCCCGCGGCTCCTCGACTTCAAGTGGACGCACGAGACGTGCGGAGAGGAGGTATCGCTGCCGATCTCGCTGGCCGTCCTGTTTCGCGGACTGTGACTACCAGCGGGCCTTTTCCGACATCGAAATCCTCGCCCGGTTCTACTCCTGGTCACTGAGCGAGATCAAGGCCCTTTCCGCTCGCGAGCGCCACCACTGGCTCCTGCGCGCCGCCTGGGAAATCGAGAGGAGGCAGTAAATGGGTACTCCCCCGCCGCCGCCCGGCCCACCCACACCCAATCCCGCCGGGGGCCGCCTCTTCGGCGCAAACAATCTCGGGCAGCAACTCGACGCGCTCACCCGGGCATTCACCAACTTTACGAATAGGTTCGCGAGCACGGCCGGCCTGTCCACGATGGGCTGGCACGCGACCAACGCGGGCGCAGGGCAACGCTTGGGGGACCAGGCAGACCGCCTCCAGCAGCAGTCCTACCAAGCGCAGGGGGCGCACAACGCCGCCTACCAGCGGATGCAGGACGAGGTTCAGCAGCAGCGAATCCGCTGGCAGCAGTACCAGCGCACCCAGAACCGCATCATCAGCGACCCGCGCTCGACGGTGGCGCAGGAGGCCGAGGCCCGTCAGCGGCTGCGCGAGGGCGCGCAGCTCTACCGGATTCGCACCGACGCCATCGACCGTGACTGGGACCTGCGGCAGAACAGCTTCTCCTCCCAGATGACGCGCATGAACGCGGACATGGATCGGCTGCGCAGCCAGCAGACGATGCAGACCACGATGAACCGCATCGCCATGGCCGGGCAGGTCGGCGGGGCGATCGTCGGTGCTGCCCGCTCGTACTACTCCGGCGGTTTTGAGGAAATGCTGGGGCAGTTCGAGCGGCGTGCCTCACTGTTGCGGCCCGACTGGGGCGGGAGTTCCGGTCACCGCGCCCGCGTGCTGGGCCAGGAGATGAAACGTTACGGCACCGTCATGTGGGGCACGTCCAACGAGGACGTTTTCGCCGGTGCCAGCGCAATTCTTCAGCAGTCGCCACTCGACCAGTACGCGACCAACATGCGGCGAGCCTCCGCCGCGGCGTATATCACCCCCGGTCTGGGAATCCAGGGCGCTGCCCAGATGCAAAACGAGCTGGGCACTGGTCAGGCGTTTTACGCGTCGCAGATGTTCGGTCTGGCCCCGACACGGTTCGCTGGCGGCGCACTGAACTCCCCTGCTGCCATGGCCCTCTCCCTGGCCCAGCGGGTCAACAACGGCGGCTTCGGCAACCTCACCGGCGGTCAACTCGCGGCACAGATGGCCCAGGGCGGCTCCCTGTCCATGTCCATGGCCAACTACGCCCGCGCTGCCGGACTTTCGGGCCAGACCATGGAAGCGATGCGCAACCAGACCGAGCTGCTGCGCGATCTGATGAATCCCGCAAAAAAGGGACTGCGCGGTCTTTCGTCCGAAGAGGCCCTCAAGCTCATCGAGGACGCAGGCGGGCGGGACTCGGCCGGTGAAAAGGCCCGTGCGCGCATCCAGAAGTACGCGCCGAGCGTCGGAGACTCCTACCAGGACGCCCAGCGCTACCTCCAGGGTCTGGACCGGGAAGGCCACCTGCCCGCCTCCGCGTCGTTCCTCGACGCGGCAAAGTCGAGCGCCAACACCCTGGCCGACATCCACACGCTGCTTCAGAAGGCGCTCGGGCCGTTCGCCGACTGGTTCGGTGGGCTCACCGGCGCTTACAAGGCCGGTGGCCCCGTGGGCGGCACCGTTAGCCGAGTCAAGGACGCGGGCTCCGGCTTCATGTCGGGGGCCCGCTCCGGATGGAACTCGGGACCCAACGTTTTCTTCGGCGACTGGGGCGCAGGGACCGACCAGTCCTCCTGGGCCAAGTCCGCCTGGCACGGTCTCACCAGCCTCTTCGGCGGTGACTCCGGTACCCCGGAGTCCAAGCAGGGCGGCAGTAAGAAGACCTCCGACAAGAACAATGACTACCCGGGCGCCGGCGTGATGAAGGCGCTCGCCTTCGCCAATACGCAGGTCGGCGACAAATACGTCCTCGGCGCGAACGGCCCGGACGCCTGGGACTGCTCCAGTCTCGTGCAGCATGCCTACGCCGCGGCCGGCGTCAAGCTGCCTCGCACCACCTACCAGCAGATCCACAAGGGGATTGAAGTCCCCATCGACAAGGTCCAGCCCGGTGACCTCGTTTTTTACAAGGACGTCAGCCACGTCGGCATCTACGCCGGCGGCGGCAAGGTCATCGAGGCGGCGAACCCCACCCGGGGCGTTGTCGAGGGCCCGATGTACGGAAAGTTCAAGAGGGCCAGGCGCATCCTCTCGGGTGGCGTGGAAGCCACGGGGACGCTTGACGGCGACCAGAGCGACCCCACGAAGGAGAACGGCTCCACTGCGGACAAGGGCGGGTTCACCGTCGCCGGCCCCTACGGATCGGTCGAGGAGGTTGACGCCCTCGCCGCGGCCCTGGCCGGCGGCGCAGGCACAGCCCAGACCGGTGGCAGCACTCCGTCGGCGACGCAGAACTCCGAGGCCACCAGCGAGGATTCAGGGGGCGGCAACGCTGGCAAGGACGCGCCGCACAACGTGCAGGCCAACGTCAAGCTCGGCAAGAAAATGGCCGCCAAGTACGGTTGGACAGGCACCCAATGGGACGACCTGTACAAGCTGTGGCTTGGCGAATCCGGCTGGCGCCACTGGGCGGTGAACAAGGATTCAGGCGCTACGGGAATTCCTCAATCGCTTCCCGGTTCGAAAATGGCGTCCGAAGGTTCCGACTGGAAGACAAACCCCGCAACGCAGATCGCGTGGGGCCTGAAGTACATCAAGGGACGCTACGGAAACCCCGGCAACGCATGGGCCAAATGGCAGGCTCGCAGCCCGCATTGGTACAAGGACGGCGCGTGGGATGTCCCCGGGCAGGCGGGCGAGGGTCTCGACGCCAAATTGCACGGCGGCGAAATGGTGCTGGAGCGCAACACCGCCCACACCGTGCGCCAGGCCCTCCTCAACCAGGGCCTCACCCCCTCTCCTGGGCAGGGCTCTAACTCGCCTGCACCCACAGGGTCGGTGAATCTCCACTTCGGCGCGGGCTCCGTCGTCGTGCAAATGCCTACTGCCACCGCCGAGGGGGCCAAGAGCGCCGCCCAGGCATTCGTCTCCCACATCGCGGCCGACGACCGGATCAAGTCCATGATGGGAGGCTGGTGATGGCCGGAAAGAAGAAAAAGAAGAAGACAGACACAGTGACCCTGCCGGGTACCGGCATCACCGACAACACCTTCGACCCCCGCATCCAAGCCATCCCCTCGTACCAGTCGACTGACGAGGGCGGGGTCAATTACAAGCTGTACCGCGGCTACATGGTCACGGCCTTCCCGAAGGGACACTCGGGCCGCTACTACATCCTGAACTTCCTGTACAACCCTTCCACGGTGCAGGTCAGTCACGGTATCGACGCCGCGAACCAGGTCATGCCGGCCTACACGAGGAGCGACCAGGACAGCGGCACGCCACTCATCGCGGCGGGCGGAACGCTCTCCTTTTCCCTGCTGTTCGACCGCAGTTACGAGATGAGCGACCCCAGTCAGTGGAACACCATTGAGGGAACCTACGGGGTTATGGCCGACATCCACGTGCTGTACAACCTCTGCGGCATCAACATGAAGCAGCAGGTGTGGAGTTCGGCCACCTCATCAGATGCCGCCAGCAGTCAAACCGGGGACGTCATCGGCATCATGCAAATGAACCCGTGCTGGGTGCATTTCAACCAGGCCCGGCACCTCTTTTCCGACAAACTGCCGAACCTGTCGCGGATGAGTTATTTCGGATACCTCAACAGCCTGGACATCCAGTACACCCACTTCACTCAGCGCATGACTCCGGTGCGGTGCGCGGTCGGCGTCAGCATGCAACTAATGTCCACCGCCGGCTGGGTCTAGGAGGCATCGTGGCCATCGATATCACCTCGCGGTACCAGCGCAATGAGACGGCCCTGGTTACCGACCGTAACGGGAATCTTCAGCTCGCCATCCTGCACCGCGCCCCCACAGACCAGAGTCTCCGCGTGACGGATTACCGCTGGCGTGCGGATGAGCGGGTCGACGACATCGCCGCGCGGTACTACGGCAGCGAATCGTCCTGGTGGATGTACGCCGAAGCCAACCCGACCATTCTCGACTGGACCCAGGTGCCGGCCGGCCAGCAAATCATGGTGCCCCGTGGCCTGGCGTAAGATCTACCGCCCCCACCTGTACGCCAAGCTCCCCACGCTGGAGAAGGGGGCCTGGCTCTCCGAGGTGTCGGTGTACCAGGCCGAGGGTGCGCACCAGGTCGTCGAGCTGACCGTGATGCACACCTACAACCCGGCGTTCCCGGCCCAGCAGTGGCGGACGCCGGCCGGGTCGGTCTGGCCGGAGAACACCCCCGTCCATCTCCAATATGGCTGGTACGCGGACGACTCCGCGGACTGGTACGGGTACGTGGCCTCCTCCCGTGTCGTGGCCAACGAGAGCGACCCCAAGTTCGGGCACGCCGTGCAGATCCCGGTGGTGTACACCCTGACCGGGGCCAGCATGCCGATGCAGACACGACGCAATCGCACCTGGAGCGGCACGACCGCCTCGGCCGCGGCCCGCCAGATCGCCCAGGACTACAACCTCCAGCCGCGCGTGGACGCCGTGACGCACGTCTTCGAACAGAGCACGCAGGCAAGCAGCGACTGGCAGTACTTGGTCGACCTGGCCGACCGCATCGGCTATCGGCTCTACTGCGACAACACCTCGCTCTGGTTCACCGACCGGCGCACCGTGATGCAGGCTCCTGACGGGACATGGCCCGTTTTCTGGCAACGCAAATCCCCCGGGTTCATCGACTCCCTGCGGGAATTCAGCGCGGTGGTGGGCGACACCGACCCGGCCGGTGGGCTCCGCGCACGTTTCGAGACCACGGCCTACAACCGGACCTCGGACATTCTGACTCACAGCACCTACACCCAGGACCGCACCACGGTTCAGGGCCAGAGCGTCGACCCGCTGCTGACTCAGCAGTACAGCATCCGGCCGGCGGGCTCTTACGCCCAGTCCCAGCGGCTGCTCGGCGCCGAGGCGGACTGGCTGTGGGTGGAGGCCCGCGCCGTGACCAACGGCGACCCCCGGCTGCGGCCCGGCGCCCTGGTCGAGCTGCGCGGTGCGGGAATCGGCGATGCGAACGAGGGCCTGTGGATGGTCCGCTCGGCTGTCCACAGGATGTGCATCAACCAGCTCTATCCGCAAAAGAGCCAGTACGACACCACCCTCACGGTCGGCCGTAACGACGCGCGGAAACTCGACCTGGGGGTGCTGGACAGGCCACGAAAGCCCGCACCGACCGTGCTGGTCTCCGGCCGCTGGCGGGCTGCCTATACGGGAGGCTCGTCATGACCGCCCTGTTTGGTGTGTACGCCGGTCTGGTCGTCGCCACCAACGACCCGCAGAACCGTCGCCGCGTGCGGGTGCGTGTCCCGCAGATCACCGGCACAGCAGTGTCCGGCTGGGCCGAGCCCGTTTCCTACGGGACCGTGGCACCGGGAGACAAAGTCACTGTCGCTTTTGAGGGCGGCGACATGAATTACCCGGTCTACTGGCCCCGGAATACGGAAACGGTGGCGCCTTGGACGCCGCTGCCGCTGGAGCCGGGCTGGACCGTGTCCTCCGCCGGCACCCCGGTCTACCGCACCACCGAGGACGGCATGGTCGAGCTGGCGGGGTCGGTGGAAACGTCCACTGCCATCAGCCTCGGCTCCACCGTGAAATTCGCCAGCCTCCCGGACGGAGCCCGGCCCCTTGAGACCTACCGGGCCACCACCGCCACGGTCTACCGCAGCGCCTACAACGCAAAAATCGCCTACGGCGAATACCGGACGACGACCACCACCACCAGCACCACCTACGTGACCGACTCCAACGGCCCGTCCTTCACCTTCGTCTCGCCGGGCAGTGGTCAGGTCGTCATCGTCTTTGGCTGCTTCGCACAGGCGGGCAACACCACGGCTCGCTGCCTGATGAGCTGCAAAGTCACCTCCGGGTCCACGATCCTCGCCGACGGTGACGACAACCGCTCCGCCGAAAACCAGGGCCAGGACAACGGCTCCTTCTCGAACTCGCGCACCGTGACCGGCCTGACGCCCGGGTCCACCTACACCGTGACGGCTCTATACCGCACCGACGACTCCAGCCAGTCTGCTTCTTTCGACAACAAGTGGATCGTGGTTTATCCCATCGGGTTGCACGACACCCCCGCCGCCCGGATCACCATGCAGCCCAGCGGTGACCTCCAGGCGCTGTTTCCCATCGGGGCTGCGTCCCCCTACGACATGTCGCTGACTGGCATCCGTGCCCGCATCGTCTGAGGAGCAGCCGTGACGACCTATCCCTATTTCCGGACTCTGGCAGCGTCGAAAACCCTCGGCATCGACTACGACATCAAAAACCGCTACGGCGTTGGCGACTACCTGGTCTACATCGCCATTCACGGCGGGGCCATCGAGCCGCCCACCTCTCAGCTCGCGACGTACTGCGCGGACACGACCGGCGCCTACTACTGCTTCGAGGGCCTCTCCGACCTGACGGCCGACACCCTCGCCTTGCCCGCGGTCACGTTCGACGAGCCGTTCTGTCAGGTCAACGTGGGCAACAGCTCCCGTGCCATCAGCTTCCGCGGAGTGGAGGACCAGCGAGAGAGCGAGGAGGTCGTCTACATCTCCGGCCTCGACGACGTCCTCGTGTCCCTGCTCACCCAGGAGCTGACGACGGCCGGCTTCGTCTGCGACACCCCGCCCCTGCGGTTCGAGGGCAGTGACCCGCGGAACATCGTCAACAAGACCCGGATCAACGCCGGCGTCCAGCTCGACCTCACGCGGTCCCTACGCGAGAGCTTCTACGCCAGCGGTGACCTGTCGCAGGCCAGCGTGAACAACCCCGCCAACCGGCTGACGCCGTTCTTCGCCTTCGGTGACGCCGTCAAGCGGGCCGCCGCCCAGGTCCCGCTCAGCGTCGATGAGGAAGAGGTTCCGCCGGTCATCTCCGCCACGGGGCCCGCCGACACCTCAGCCAGTGTGGCCATCCGCACTCCGTTCGAGATCGACCACACCGGGGCAGTGGCCTCCACCACCGACCAGCGCGAGCAGCTCCTGGACCGCGTCCACGCCCTGGTCGGCACCCTGCCGGGCGAGCGCGTCATGCGCGCGACCTACGGAGTCCCGACGTCGGCCGCCCTGTTCGCGGTGAACGCCGAGGCCGCGCACGCCCAGCTTGAGCGGGCCGTGCTCGATGCGGTCGCCCAGTTCGAGAAGTCGGCCGTGGTCAACGCGGTCGTCGCCGATGTGGACAACGAGCTGGGCACCGTCAACGTCAACGTCCAGGTATCCCGCAACGACACTCCCGGAGCCGAGCAAGACACGGTACGCACCGTCGGCGTCCTCGTGGGCGGCACGGTCGTGGCCACCGGCGGGTAGGCCATTAACGGAGTGTCGCCATAAACCGTAGAATCCCAATATCGGCCGGCACACATTTATGACTCGATCCCGCTGGCGGGGACCGAGAGGAAGTGTGTGCAGTGGCAGTCGACAGCGGGTCGGTAGCGAATATCGACTACACGTCGCGTGACTTCACGGGCTACCGCGATTCCCTCCTCGCGTACGCGCAGCAGATTCTTCCCGAATGGACGTCCCGCTCTCCGGCAGACTTCGGCGTCGTCATGGTGGAGTTGTTCGCCTATATGGGTGACATCATCTCCTTCTACCAGGACCGCATTCAGGACGAGAGCTTTCTGACCACGGCCACCCAGCGCTCCAGCGTCGTGGCCATCGCGCAGCAGCTCGGCTACCAGCCTCACCCCGCGATCCCCGCCACCGGCCAAGTCGCCTTCAGCCCCGCCCCCGGCCTGACCTCACCGGTGACCCTGCCGGCCGGCACGCAGGTCATCACCGCCTACATCCCGGCCCTGGATAGGCCCATCACGTACGAGACGACCACGGACGTCATCGTGCCGGCCTACACCACCCCCGTCCCCCAGATCGTCGCTCTGGTCGCCGAGGGCGCCACCCAAGGCAGCCGCTCGCTGGCCCTGTACGCCTCCACGTCCGGCCAGCCGGCCACCACCGTGCGCGTCGAGGACGTCGGTGCCAGCGACGGCACCAAGTCGCAGACCTTCAGCCTGGCCCAGAGCCCGGTGCTGCTCGACACCGTAAGAATCTTCATCGACGACGGGGTGGGCGGCACCGAGTGGACCGCGGTCGATGACTTCCTCCTGGCGCAGTCCTCCGACCTGATCTTCACGGCGGTCACCGACGACCAGGGCGTCACGCAGATCACGTTCGGCGACGGTGTCAATGGCGCTGTCCCGGCCACCGGCCTGAAGATCACCGCCGCGTACCGGACCGGGGGCGGCTCCTACGGCAATGTGCCCCAGTCGTCGATCGTCGACCTGGCCGAGTCCGTCCCTGGTGTGGTGGTCGCCGGGTCCTCCCCGATGGCGGGCGGCGCCGACCAGGAGACCATCGACCAGATCCGCATCAACGCCCCGCGAGTCTTCCGGGCCCAGGGCCGCGCGGTCAGCGCCCAGGATTACGCCGACCTCGCTCTCACCGTCGCCGGTGTCGCAGACGCCCGAGCCGTGGTCCGCTCCGCCAGCGCCGTGACCATCTTCATCATCGGCCCGAACAACATCCTCCCCTCGGAGGGGCAGCGGGACACCGTCGCTCAGTACGTACAGGCACGCTCCCTTTCCGGCGTGGTCGTCAACGTCGTCAACGGCACCCTGGTGCCGGTCAACGTCGGCTCCAGCACACTGCCCGTCCTTATTTCCGTCCAGGCCCGCTACCGGCGCGACACCGTCAAGCTCGCCGTGCAGCAGGCCATTCAGCAGGTCTTCACTCCGCCCGAGACGACCTTCGGCTCGCGGATTTCCATCTCCCGTATCTACAAGGCGATTCAGGACGTCCCGGGAGTCGACTGGGCGGTCATTCAGATGATGGCCCGCTCCGACCTGACGCAGAGCGGCACAGCCGACGTCGTATGCCGTGACCAAGAAATCCCGATCGTCGGCAGCATCGTTATCACCGCCAGCGGCGGAGTATAGGAGCCCGCGCCATGCCCGCTGTCTACCCCATGTCGGTGCGGAGCTTCACACCGAAAACCGACAACGTCGACACGATCTGGGCCGCCCACGTCAACGACCTCCAAAACGAAATGGCGGCCGTCGAGCGCACGGTGGGCGCCAACCCGCATGTGTGGTCGGGCTGGTGGCCGAGCGGGAACACGGCATGGCCGCCGAAGACCGGCACGATGACCGTGAAGACGCCCGCCCCGGTGAGCAACTTCGGCTCGGCCAAGACCTACTCCACCGTGGCCGACCGACTCAAGTCCATGCAGCAGCAGATGACCTGGCTGACGCTGATGACGCAGCTCCTGGCCGGCCAGGGCGGACAGAAGCCGGCCCCGCCGCCTGCCGCTGTCATCCGCGCCCCCGGCATCAAAGTACCGACTGGCGAAGGCGCGTGGACTCCGTTCAAATGGGGCGCAGCCGATTACGACCCGAACCACATGTACCACGGTGGTTCGAACATCTACGCCCCGGTGACAGGATTCTGGGACATCACCGTAAACATCTGGGCCGATTCCACGGTGCGTTACTCGCACGACCTGCATTTCTTCCATGTGCGGCTGATGCGCGGAAACGATGAAGTCGCGGGCCAGGACAGCATGGTGGAAACCCGCACGTGGATTCGCCACCGCATCAACATGGCATGGCAGGGCCGATGGAACGCAGGCGTTCCGATTCAGGTGCAGGTGAGCCAGCACGGCGCGGTCGACAACACCGTGGATGCCAACTGCAACATTTCCCTGTCGTTCGTACGCAACCTGACGTGAGGTAGCGAATGGGCGTCTACGAACTCGACATCTACGCGAAAACCCTATACGGCGCACCCCTTTTCGTTTCCTTCCAGTCGACCATGTCCGCCGAGCAGCGCGGCTACGGTGCACTGGAAGTCTCGTGGAGTACGCCGATTCAGTCCGGCTCCAGTCAGATCATCGCTGGAGTCAAGAGCTGGACCCGGCTGCGCCTGGTTCGTAACTCCTACGGTGTCCCGGAGACGGAAGACGACGGCTGGGTGATCTTCGAAGCCCCGGCCGGCGCAGGCGGCGGCACCGGGGACCCCGAGAACCGGTTCCTGGACGACACGGTCGTCCCGGCCCAGGTCTACTACTACGCGGTGTTCGTCAGCACGGCACCGGACACGTACGACGCCACGATCACGTACTACGCCGGAGACCTCGTCACCTACAGCAGCAAGGTGTACGCGGCCACCACCACCGTCACCGGACTCCAGCCCGACACCAACCCCGGCTCCTGGTCGCTGACCGGCATGACCGAGGCGTGGTACCGGTGCGGCGGCTGCGTGGGCCTGGCCGCCAGGGATTTCAAGCACAGCGAGCTGCTGTACGACCAGATCCCACGCCCGTACAAAATCGACGTCGTCGAAAGCACCGCGTCTGCCATCCCCGTAAACGAGCAACTGGCCAAGTTCTGCCGGATCTTCGGCTACTACTTCGACATCATCAAATGTGAGAACGACCAGCTGCTCCGCATCAACGACGTAATCCGTTGCAGCGACCGGCAGTTGTACCTCCTGGCGCAGGAGATGGGCATCGCCCAGCAGCTTCCCGCGCTGCCCGAGCTGCGCCGCACCTACGTCGCCAACGCTGCTCTCATTCAGCGCGACCGCGGCAGCGTCGAGTCCACCCAGGCTCTCGTGAAGGCCGCGACCGGCTGGGACTCCGACGTCCTGATCGGCTACAACGAACTGCACGACCTAGACGAATCCGCCTTCGCCTCGCCCACCTACCCGGACTGGCAGCGCGACAAGGTCTACTACACCACCGCTGGCAGCCAGCTCTACTCGGACATCGTCGGCTACAACGGCACTCTGTACGCCGCCATCGGCACCCCCCGCCGGGACTCGGTGTACCTGTCCTACACGGGCTCGAACCCCACGAGGACCGGTACCGGCACCATCGTCAAGGACCCCGACCGGGTCGCCGACCCCTACCCCGGCTATGTCCGCGTCACCGGGGCTGCCTCCGGCGACTCGATGACGTACACCTTCGCCGCGCCGGCCGCCGGCTCCTACACCGTCCTGGCCGTCCTGATCGCCGACCCGGCCGGCGGCATTGTCGACGGCACGGTCAACGGGGTCGACGGAGGCATGGTGCCGGTCGACCTGTACAGCTCCACCCGCCAGCAGATCCCCATCGTGACCGTCGGCACCTTCACGCTCACCGCCACGGGCAACACCCTCACCCTGACCTCGACAGGGAAAAACGCCCTGTCCACGGGCTACGACATCACCATCTCCTACCTGCTCCTGCTGGGCAGCGGAACCAACCTGAACATCCCGCCGACCGGCAACGCCCAGTCCGCCGCCAACTGGCAGGCCATCACCGCGAACACGCTCAAGGACACCCAGAGCGAATGGAACCCGTTGACCGGCGGCTACGGCAGTTGGAATCTGTCACTGCCGAGCGGCACCATCGACCCCGACGTCACGGCCACCACCACTCCGGACTGGTGGATCTCTCCCCAGGGCGCGTCCGTCGGCACCTCCAGTCCCGGCACCGGCAACTCCCTTAACTACACGGCACTTTCGTCATCCGGCACCCGCGAAGTGTTCCTGTCGGGCCTCGTGCGTGCGAACCCGTGGGATGCCACCAACACGTACTACCCGGGGCAGGCATGCACCTGGAATCCGCTCGGCTGGGCCAGCGCTCCCGTGTACGTCGCCGTCGCTCAAAGCGTCGGCCGGCAGCCCGACCTCAACCCGGACAAGTGGCGCTTCACCGCGTACAAGGCCAACACGGCACCCGAGACCAGCCGCATCCTGACCGACTCCGTCTACACCCCGAAAGTCGTCTCTTGGTCGGCCACGCGCTCCTACAAAAAGGGCGATCGGATCTCCTGGAGCGGGCATCTGTATGAGGCCGCCCGCCCGTCCCTCGGTATTTATCCCAGCGGCTACAACACCGACAATCTGTGGTGGCGTTGGTGTGGCCTGAATATCCAGCGTTATACGTTCAGCCTGTACCACAACCGCACCTCGACAGCGACCGGCGAAGACGTCCGCCCCTTCATCAACTGGTATAACTCTTCCGGAAGTTACGGCGGAATCGCCTACGTCCAAAGCGACGCACAGCTTCTGTTCGACCGGTTCGAGACCACGCCCACCTACCCGCAGGCCACGGGCACCGGGGCGCCTGCCGGATGGACCGTGCCGACGGCCGGCCAGCACGGCGTGCCTGTCCCGTGGAACTACACCCGCGGCACCTGGGCCAACACGCGCGGCACGGTCTACCCCACCGGCTGGAACTCGTCGGCCACGCTGGAACGCCAGGCAGGCCGGGTCCTGTGGTTCCAGCGCGACTGGGTCTACCCCACTGTGCCCACCGGACAGCAGGGCGAGCAGGCGTACGTGACGTTCATGTCGCTGCCTGACAACTCGGCCGCCACGATGGAGCACGGGATCGTCTTTCGTTTCACCCTCAACACCGCCTACTGGCTCGCCTCCCGCGACCGGCTCACCTACACCACCCTCACCGTCTCCGGCGGCAATGTCACCGCGGTCAACGTCTCGGTCGTTGCCACCTGGACGCCGATCTCCTACGGCGAGCGCATGCGGGTGCGCAACAGGTCCGGAGACATCCTCGTCGAGGCCCGCGGCTGGTCGGGCTGGCGCACGCTCGCGAACGTCTCCGACACCCGCAACAACACTGCCGTCGGCTACGGCCTGCTGGAAAGGGTGCGCCCGTGACCGTCCCCATTCCCCTGACGCTGGACGGCACGTCGCCGAGCACCGGCGAGTTCAATCCCGCCCTGCGGCTCATCACGCTCGTGTCCATGACAGCCGGCCGCAGCACCGGCAACGGCACCATCGCGATCACCTACTCCAATGTGCCGGGTGCCTTCACGGACTTCGCGGTCGTGGCGTACGGGCCGTCGGTCTACTCCGACCCTGCCTTCAGCCACCCCACCTCCGCCACCATCCGTCTGGGCGGCACCGACCCCACGAACACCTGGAAACGGCTGTCCGTCACCGTCCAGGCCCGCAACTCCTACTACTCCCCGGGCCCCATCGGCGCGATCTACGGCGTGTACGACTATGCACGCCTCGGCGTGACCTCCTCCGCCATGGCGCTGAACGAAACGCAGCAGATCGCTTACGTGCAGTTCGAGAAGACGCCGCCCGGCATCGACACCGACACCTCACAGTTCGGCAGCAACCTCTTCAGCATCGAGCAGTCCTCGTACGAGGGCCGCACGATGTACACGCCGGTCGGTGGCGGCGGCGAGACGGCCTACATGACCTTCACCCGCACCAACGAGTACACGTCGTGCGGCGAATTCTCCGGGAAATTCGTCTACCAGTCCCCGCCGGCCACCAACTCCTATCAGGCGGTGGCCCAGTTCGGCACCTACCCGAACCTGATGGCCAAGCGCCAGACATACGCCGACGTCAAATACCGCACCTTCACTGCCGGCGAGGGCACCCCGGACAACCCCAACGGCGGCGGGGTCCCGCTGGGCACCCCCATCGCCGCGCCAGCCGTGCTGACGCTCGCCCCGCTCCAGACCGCGCTCGTGCGCGTCGAGCCCGGCGTCACCTATCAGGCGCAGGTCTCCGTGGCGGCCGAGGCCGCCGGCCAGACCCTCCAGTGCGCCGTGCTGCGCTACGACGCGAATTTCAACCTGATCGGGACCTTCGTGGCGGGTAGCTCGGTCACCACGGCGGGGGGCTTCAAGTGGCAGCAGGCCGCGGCGACCCTGACCATGGACAGCACCGCCGCCTGGGCCGCGGTCGTCCCCCGGGTCACCTCCGGCGGTGCCAGCTCGGTGCACTTCTACGTGGACGAGCACCGCATCTGGGTGCCGTCGACCCTCGCCACCAAGAGCGCGGGCGCTTCACCGGCCAGGGCCTGGCAGGCCCCGCGACAGCTCATCATTAAGCTCCGCGCCACCCGCGTGAACTACGCCAAAAACCCCAGCTTCCAGAACTCCCTTTGGGGCTGGAGCCAGGAAAAGGACGCGTCGCTCTCCTCGACCCTGACGCTGGTGACGGGCGGCGGCATCATCGGCAACGCCGCGCAGTTCAGCATGACCACTGCTCCCACGGCCACTCTGGTCAACGGCACCTCCCCGCGCACCGGCGTGATCTCCCAGGTCACACAGCCGGCGCTCGTCGACTCGCTCAAACCCGACACGGTCTACACGGCGTCCGTCTACGTCCTGCCGACAGCCTGCCCGGTACCCATCACGCTGTTCGCAGGCGACGGCACGAACATCATCCGCGGTACTTCCTCGCCGATTTTCGACCCGACCGGAAACACCACCTGGTCCCGGTTGTCGGTAACGTTCAAAACCTCCAGCACCTACGGCGGCTCGCTTCGCCTCTACCTCGGTTATGCGGCCGACGACGTCGCCACGGTGTTCTCGGCCGTGCCGCCGGACAGCAACGACGCGGTGTGGACCCTCCTACCGCAGTTGCCAACCGCGGAACCCACCTGGTCGCAGTCCATCCCGTACACGGCCGGCGCCGTCGTCCAGTACGCCGGCTCTGTGTGGCAGTCCCTCGTGACGAACGGCCCCTACGCCAACGTCGGCCCGCTCACATTCCGCTACGACCAACTGCTCGTCGAGCAGGCCGACAAGCTCGGCGACTACTTCGACGGCAACCAGCCCAGCGCCGACTACATGTGGGAGGGCACCCCCGGGGATACCCGCTCGCACTATTACCGCGGAAAAAGGGTCAGCCAATACCGTCTGGATCAGCTCATTCAACGGCAGATCGGTGTGGGCGCCTCCTACCGCCTTGTGTACGCGAGCGCTCCGTGACCCGGGATACGCCATGCACTTGCTCGTCCTTGCGCTCGCCACGTTCTTCGTCTGGGAATGCCTCGTACGCCCGATCATCGGGGCGCTGTGTTCTCTGCTGCCGGTGCCCGAGATGGTCGCTGCCTACGTGAAATCGTTGTCCGCTCTGGGCATCGCGTTCGCGCTTGAGCGCTGGGTCGACCCGGATTTTCTGCTGCCCCTCGCGGCGGCCTCCATTGCGGGGACGCTTCATCTCCTGAGCCGTTCGAGTGAGTCACCTCGAATTGCCACCGTGACACGTGGCAGGGCCAGACGGGGGATGCCAATGCCTGGACCGTGAGGTCAGAGCCGCTGTCTCACCCTGGCGGCCCCAATTGAGCCAGGCGAGTGGTCTTAAACGAAATTGCCCTGTCGCATCTATTTCCGACGGGCCATCAGGGGCACTATCGCTGACGCCCACCCGATCAACCCATGTGAGGTAAATATGGCTTTGCGGACAGTCACCTTGGGGGTTCTGGGGGAAGCCGAGGTCGCAGGGAACCTCGTCGTGGACACCCTCAACGCCCACTTCTCCCTCGGCTCCGAAGACACAGAAGGCTATTTCGCCCCGTCCGACCGCTACGCACTGAGCGCACTCATCCCGGCCGGCGAGACACTCACCTCCCCGGGGGTGCACGCGTTCTGGGAATGGATCGTCCGCTGTGAGCTGCCCTACAAGGTGCTCTTCGACGAGACCATGAACGAGCGCACCGACGACATCCTCGGCAATGTCGACGACCCCGAGGAAGACATCCTCATCAACTGCACCGACCCGGACAACGGCATGGTGGAGCGGCTCGCCAAGGCCGAGAACCCGATGCTCCTGGTCCTGTCGACCGAGGGGAAGTTCGACGATGTGGCCGCCGGCGCCGCGGCGGCAGCCCTGCGCGAGGGTATCCCGGTCCACGACCTCTCGCGCATGCTGCTGGAGGTCACCTGGCAGCACCTGCCCGACCACGAGCCGCCGGAGGAAGCGGCCCTGGAGGTCGAGGCCGACGGACAGACGGCGCTCACCGTCGTCAGCGACGCCCCGGACGTCACGCTCACCGCCCAAGAGGCCGCCACCGTCAACCAGGCCCTGATCGACACGGAAGGCTTCATCGACGTCGTCTTCGGCCAGATGGTCAACTCCGCGGCCGAGCTGCGCCAGGACCTGATCCGTGCCCGCTCCGTGCTCGCACCCAAGCCGGAGATCCCCGCGGACACCGAAGACGGCACGAAGCCGCGAAAGACACGCCTGGAGATCTTCAACGAGAAGTCCGGGCAGTGGGAGCCGGCCGGCCGAGGCCGTCCCCCAAAGGACGCGCAGACGCGCCGGGTTCCCGCCTGACAAAGAAAGACCCCCGACGGACATTGACAGCATTCCGCCGGGGGCCGCACTTCTGGCTGCCACGCCATTCGACACATTCCACCGGGAGTTTACATGAGCCTCGAAATTCCCGTAGACGAGATCCTCGCGCGAGTTCCTGAAAGGGCTCGGACCGCGTACACAAATCTCGTTACTCATCGGGACAGCCGGTACGACGAACTCACCGGGTGGTCCTGCGCCTATATCACTCAGCAGGATCTCGCGGACGAAATGAAGGTCTGCCTCCGCACGGCCACCCGAGCCCTAAGTGACCTGCGCACCATCGGACTTGTGCGCATTCTCGCATGGCCCGGAGCCAAGACCGAGACACAGGTGCGCGTCGGCGCCGTCTCCATCGCCAGCGTCTTCGGCCCCATCCGTATGGCTCAGGAGCAGATGCCGCACCACCAGCTCGTGGACTGCGCAATCCGCATGCTCGTCAAATCGAACCGCGAACTGGAGGACCACATGCCGGAGAGCGAGTAACTGACGTGACGCAGCAACTGACGCATCGAGCGTGCACATACGCGCTCAAGCAAAAGCACCAGCTCTAGCTCCAGCAAGAGAACTGCTAAATAGAAACCTTCGGTTTCTATTAGCTGCCCGCGAACGTCTGTTCGCGTGCAGTTTCTGGTACGCCACACCACCAGGAGACACCGACATGGCTCGACGCCACATCGACCCTGACTCCGAATTCGACGCCACGGCCTGTGCCCGGAAACTCCTCCAGGACGCTTCAGATTCCGCTCCAGCCCCTCAGACCTCCTGGACCCCACCCGAGCCCGCGCCCCGCCGCGTACGGCGCACCAGGGGCCGCCTGTACGGCCCCGACTCCGTCGCCGGCCTCTGCGATTACTTCTCCCGCTCCTGCCCCCCGCTGAGCTGGGCCGGAACTTTGGAGATCGGCAACCGCCAAGCCCTCATGACGGTCTTCAGCGAACTGCGCCACGGCGTCGGCCTCACCCCCGACGACTGCCGGGCCCTAGTCGACCTCTACATCAGCCGCCTCGCCGGCCGGGCGCCCTCCAAGCCCTACATCTGGGACTTCAAATGGCGCCGCTACGAGCTGCTGCGCGCCCTGCGCGCCACCGGCGTGACCGTGACGGCCGCGGACTACGAGAGCTGGCAGGCCCCGGCCACCCACGACACAACCACCGCCGACGCCTTCGCCGCCTCCTGGGAGACCCTGTGATCACTCGCCCGATGGACCCAGAGCGCGCCCGCTGGGTCGGCACCGGCATCCCGCCCCGCCTGCGCGGCATCACCCTCAACGACGTCGAGGAGATGGGCGACCTCATCCAGCCCGAGGCCCTCCATAAAGCGCGCACCTACGTCGACCAGTTCCGCGGCCAGCAGGACCGCAACTGGAGGGCCCTACCCACCAACCCCAACATTTTCGGCCAGGGCCTCCTTTTCGCCGGGCCGCCCAACACCGGGAAGACCACCCTGGCCTCCGCGGTGCTGTGCGAGCTACGCCGACGCTGGGGCATCTCCGTCTACCAGACCCGCTACACCGACCACGTCTCGCGGAAGATCTCGGTCCTCAAGGCCGGGGCCGACACGGTCCCCGAGCAGCTCTCGCGGTGGCAGTACGCCATCGAGCGCGTGGAGTGGGCCGACGTCGTGCTCCTGGACGACGTCGGGCATGAGCACACCACCGACTCCGGCTACGCCGAAGACACGCTCGACCAGCTTCTACGGCAGCGATACGACGAGGGCCGGCCGACCCTCATCACCACCAACCTCTCCGGCACCGAGTGGTCACAGCGCTACTCCAAGGCGCTGCGGTCCTTCGTCGACCGTTGCACCCGCCGGACGATCTTCGTCGGCGAGACGCTGCGGGGGGCCGACGCGTGATCGGGTACGCCGACCTCGACGACGACGAGGAAATCCCCACCGAGGTTTTCGTCGTCTGGGAGCACCTGATCGGACTCCCCGGGCCCCGCTACTCGGAGAATCGTTTCCGCAGGCTTATTCGCTGGAACCGCCGGGCCGCCGCGCTGGACCTGTTCGAGGAGACCAACGGCTCTGCCGTTGGCGAGCTTTGGCACCTGTGGACCCGCGAGGTGAACATCGCCCTGGTCACGTTCCTGCCCGAGGAAATGGCCGGCCACCTCGCCACACGGATCGAGGCCGAGGCCCTCCCCGCCAGCCGCCTGGTCGTCACCACCCCCAACGAGATGGCGCGGCTGATCGGGCTGCTCGGCCACACCCACATCTTCCACAGCCTGCCCGACCAGACCCTGCGCTACGGCCCACGCGGCATCTACGTCCACCCGCAAAATCCCGAACTGATGCGGGCGGTGATCTAGTGACCGCCGACTACCGCCCCGAGCCCCACCAGGACCCGCGCCGCGAGGTCGTCCAGCTCATCCCCGACCACACCAGCAAGATCGCGCGCTTGCACTCGGAGATCGGGCTGTGCGGCTACGAGGAACGGGACCTGGTCGGCTGGGCCGTCGTCGTCACCTTCCGCGCCGGCGAGCTTCCCGAGATCTCTGTCGAACCAGTGGTGGACGACGACTGCATGGGCCCCGTCCCGCTCGGCGACCTCATGGAGGAAGCGGGACCGCTGACGCTGCTGGAGATCCTGTGAGCAGCATCGAAGAGGAAGTGATCAGCTACATCGCGCTCACCGGCGACCTGGAAAAGGTCACCCAGGCGCGGATTACGGCTGATCACTTCCTCGACCCGAACAACCGCAAGATCTTCGTCGACATCGTGACGTTCCGGGAGGACTACGGGGAGCCGCCCACCCCGGAGGTCATCCAACGTGACCACCCCAATTTCGCCTTCCGCGAGGACTCCTCCGGCCCGCTCGACTACCTCGTCCGCCAACTGCACGAAGCCCGCCGGCGCGTCATCATCGACCTCGGCCTGGACGCCGTGGCCGAGGCCCTCGACAAGAACGGCTCAGAGGCCGCACTCCCGCTGCTGCGAATGATGCTCGCGCAGGCCACCACCGCCTCCGCCACCTCCCGCGAAATCGACTACGCCGCCACCGGGGCCGACCGGCTCGCGGCCTACCGGCAGGCCCGCGAGAATCCTGAGCAACTCCTGGGCATCCCCACGGGGTTCAGGTTCCTGGACAAGGTCACGCTCGGCATTCAGCCCCAGCAGATGATCGTCCTCACCGGACTCGCGAAGTCGTGCAAGACGACGGTCATGCTCGGCATGACCCGCTCGGCGTACGACTACGGCGCGAAGCCCCTGCTGATCTCCTTCGAGATGCCGTACGCGGAAATCGCCCGGCGCCTGGACGGATTCCTCGCGCAGGTCAACCCGAAGAAGCTCCAGACCGGCGACCTGAGCCCCCGCGAGTGGCGGGCTCTGGAAAAGGCCCTGTCCGGGCCGCTGGGCGAACAGCCGTACGTCGTCACCGAGGACCGTGCCGGCGTCATGACCCTGACCGGCATCCAATCGAAGATCGACCAACTCTCCCCGTCCGTCGTGTTCGTGGACGGGGCCTATTTCCTGTTCGACGAGGTGTCCCGGGAGTCGGGGACACCCCTGGCTTTGACCAACATCAGCCGCGGCCTGAAAAAGCTCGCGCTGAACAATGACCTCCCGGTCGTCGTCACCACTCAGTCGCTGTCGCACAAGGTCGGCGCCAAGGGCCTGACCGTGAACAGCCTCGGCTACACCTCCGCCTGGGCCCAGGACGCGGACCTCGTCGTCGGCATGGAAGCGACCGACGAGGACTTTTTCTACCGAATGAAAGTCCTCGCCTCCAGAAACTCCCCGCCCCAGGAACACCTCATCTCCATCTCCTGGGACCCGCCCGCGTTCGAGGAGGAGGAGGTCGACGATGACCTCCCCTACTGACGTCTGGGAGCAGCTCGCGGCGTACGCGAACCCGGTACCCGCAGACGTCGCCGGCGCCATGCACCGCATGGGCATCGAGGTGCTGCGGGAGGTGAGCGGAGAGGACTCATCGGAGTATCTCGCTCGCTGCCCCGCCCACCTCGCCAACACCGGCAAAGCCGACCGGCGGCCCTCATTCAGCGTCAACTCCCGTACCGGCCTGTTCAATTGCTTCTCCTGCCAGTACAGCGGGCTCTTCATCGACCTGGTCGAAGACAAGCTCGGCTACGCCCGCGTAGAAGCCTGGCAGTGGATCGCACGCCACGGCGTATACCGCGTCCGCGACGAGGAGGACCAGCGCGAGCATCACGAGCCGAGAGAACGGCTCACCGAAGCAGCCCTCGCCCTTTTCGAACCTCCTCCGCCCCCGGCTCTGGACTCGCGAGGACTGACCGCCGAGGCGTGCGCCGCGTACGGAGTGCTGTGGGACCCGAAAAAGAAGCGCTGGATTCTCCCGATCCGTAACCCCATGACGGGCGAGCTGTGGGGGTGGCAGGAGAAAGGTAAGCGGTTCTTCCGGAACTACCCGCAGGGAATCCTCAAGTCCCGCACCCTCTTCGGTGACATCGCCTGGGCCGGCGAGACAGCGCTGCTGCTGGAATCCCCCCTCGACGCCGTCCGCGCCCATTCCCTCGGCATCGAGGGCGCATTCGCGGCCTTCGGGGCGCACGTCTCCGAGATGCAGATGCGGCTCATCAAAGCGCGCTGCACCACGCTCGTCCTCGGCCTGGACAACGACGCCGCTGGCATCACCTCACGCGACCGGCTGTACGCGCGCTGGCGCCCGCGAGGGCTGGCGATGAAGTTCCTCAACTACCGCGGGATTCCCGCGAAAGACCTGGGCGAGATGAGCGACGAGGCCGCCAGGTCCGCCTACGCCGGCGCCCACTACCCGTGGCGCGGGAGGCACTGAATGTTCGTCGGAAAGCTGCACCCCTACCAGACTGACGGCGTAGCTCGGATTCTGTCCGACCGCCGCTTGCTGGTCGCCTACAGCATGGGCACCGGCAAGACGGTCATGACCATCGCCGCTCTCGAAGAACTGCTCGGCCAAGGCGAGATCCGCTGCTGCGTCATCCTCGTGCCGAACTCGCTGAAGTGGCAGTGGGCGCAGGCGATTGCCAACTTCACCGACGCTCCCCGGCGCACAGTCAAGGTCCGCGGCGTCAGCCTCACCGTGCCCGCTGAGAACGTGTGCGTGGTCATCAACGGCACACCCCCCAAGCGCCGCCAGCAGTGGGAGGCCGCCCAGCACGCGGACTACGTCATCGCCTCGTACGGGTCCGTCCTGAACGACTGGAAGTACCTATGCGCCGTCTGGGCCGACGCGCTGGTCCTCGACGAGGCGACCGCCATCAAGAATTTCGCGGCCCAGACCACCAAGCGCGTCAAGAAACTCAAGCCCCCGATCCGCGTCGCCCTGACGGGAACTCCGGTGGAGAACCGGCCCGAAGAGGTCTTCTCCATCATGGAGTGGGTCAACGAAAAGATCCTCGGCAGGTGGGACCACTTCGACAAGTCATTCATCACGCGAAATTGGTTCGGGGGCGTCACCGGCTACAAGAACCTGGACCTGCTGCACCGGAACCTGTCCAAGGCAATGATCCGCAAGTCGCGCCTGGACCCGGAGGTCGCGAAGTACCTGCCGGCCGTGACCGAGACGACGCACTCGGTGCAGCTCGACAAGACGACCCGGGCCATCTACAAGGCCATCCTTCTCGACCTCCAGGCCGCGATGGACGAGCTGACCGAAGCCGGCCAGGAGCTGGACATCGCCGCCTACTACGCCGGCGTCCGCCCCGAGGCAGGATTCGGCGCCCAGGGCAAGGTCATGGCCCGCATGCAGGCGGCCCGGCTGCTGCTGGACCACCCCCAACTCCTGATGGACTCCGCGGTCGCCTACCACGAGACGAAGGCGGAGGGCTCGGAGTACGCCGCACAATTCGCCGCCTCGCGCACCGACCTACCCGACCTCAACCACTCGCCCAAGCTGAACGCCCTCGACGAGCTGGTGGCCACCATGACGGCCGAGGGCGCGAAGGTCGCCGTCTTCACCGACTACCGCCGACTGCTCCCTTACCTCTCCGCGCGGCTCGAAAAGCACGGCGACCTCGTCCTCTTCCACGGCCAGCTCACCGCGGACAAGAAAGCCGCCGCACTCGCCAAATTCAAGACGGACCCCGAGTGCCGGATCTTCCTGTCCACCAATGCCGGCGGGTACGGGCTCGATCTGCCCGAGGTGCAGTACCTCATCAACTACGACCTCCCCTACTCCAACGGCCTGTTGGCACAGCGCAACACCCGCCACGTCCGCGCCAGCTCGACATTCGACCGTGTCCACGTGGTCAACCTCGTGGTGGAGGACTCCATCGAGGAGCGCGTGCAGGCCACGCTCCGGCTGCGCCAGAGCCTGTCCCAGGCGGTGGTCGACGGCCGTGGCGCCGGCTCGCTGGACGTCGATGTGGAAAGTCTCTCGGAACACATCGGAAATAGTTTCTGAGGCACTCTTTTGGCCGATTGGCGGTCATTTTTCACGCTCATAGGGTCGGTGCACGGAGCTTTGGAGTAGCTCCTTCGCACCACCCCTACGGGAGCATTGCGTGCCTGAAGAACTCAATCCAACGGCCGCCCCGGAACCTCAGCGAATTCCGTTCGACCCCATCATCCCGATCTTCCGGGAGTGGGCGGTCCTCAAGGCTCAGGTCACCGAAGAAACCACACGCCTGAACAAACTCCGCGACAGAGTAGCTGCCGCGGTCGAGCAGCGCGGGTACACCGATCACAAGGGCAGCCAGTACCTGGACCTTCCCTTCCCGATTCCGGCGGGCGACTCGGAGTACACGCGCATCAAGCGGGAGCGCCGCGTCTCCATCAGTGCCGACGAGGAAGCCGCCGAGCGGATTCTCAGGGCCAAGGGCGAGGCGCTCTACCGCCGCGCATTTCCGCCGGTCCCCATGCTGGACCCGGATGAGCTGTACGTCCTCCTCCAGGAAGGACATCTCACCGAAGCGGAAATGGACGAAATCCTCGTCCAGAAAGAGACGTTCGCCTTCCGGGGCCTGACATCGTGATCGGCCCTCAGCGCAAGCCGCTCGATGTCTACCCCGGAACCGCGCGTCCTCTCGGCGTTCCCCACCCCGTCCAAACCCCGAGCGTCGGGGAGATGGTCCGCTGGGACGAGGACCCGATCTACAAGAAAATCACCGGCTACTACCGCGAGTTCTTCGCGACCAGCCACCTGGCCACGGCGCTCGGCCGGTCTCCCAAAACGCTCTACAAATGGGAAACCATCGGCCTGTTCCCCGGCGCCACCTGGATCTACAACAGCGAATCCAAGAACGGCCGGCGCCGCCTGTACACCCGGCGGCAGATCGAAGGCGTCATCGCCATCGCCTACGAAGAGGGCGTCCTGTCCGGGACCAAGCGTTTCATCTCCCACACCAATTTCCCGGACCGCTGCAAGGAGCTGTTCAAGCACACGCGCGGCGTCCTCCCTGAGCCCATTCACGACTGGAGCTGACTCATGCCCGAAACACGCAGCTATGGACGTCGCCGCTCGCTTCCCGCCCGGGAGGCCGAGCAGAAGGGATTCGACGCCGGTCGCACGGACGGCACCGCCATCACGCGCCGCGAGGCCATCACCGGCCGCGTGGTGAAGACGAGCGCCGGCCCCACCCACCAGGCCGGCTGGGACGACGTCGACAAGGTTGCCTCCGCGGCCGGCGGCGGCGACATGTACCTCAAGGTCACCGAGAACCGCATGGTCATCAAGATCCTCGGCGACGGCCCCTTCGACGTGTTCGCGAGCCACTGGATCGACGAGATCGAGGATGGCTCCAAGAGCGTGCGCTGCTGGGGAACTCCGGACTGCCCGCTGTGCGCGATCGGGGACAAGGCCAAGCGTTTCTCCGCGTGCTTCGACGTGGTCTCTCTGGAGGACCCGGAGTACCCGGTCATGAAGGTCTGGGACGTCGGAATCAAGATCGCGCGTCAGCTCAAGGAGATCGCGGCCGACGACAAGAGGGGACCGCTGAACCGGCCCGACCTCTACTTCACCATCCGCAAGGAACAGAAGAAGAAGTCGGTCGAGTACACCCTGGAGCGGGTGAAGGAGCGGGACCTGGACGAGGAGTACAACGTCGCCCCGCTCGACGACGAGGCCCTGCGCCAGTTCCAGGCCGAGTGCCACGAATACGGCGACAAGGTCAAGGAACTGCTCGACGACGAGGGCATGGAGGAAATCGTCCGCATGCTGATGGACGCCTGACCGACCCCGCCCACAGACGCCCGCGCCGGTGCTCCCGCTCTGACTCGCCGGCGCGGGCTCTCCCGTCTCTTCACCGGCCCGGGGATCTCGTGCAGCAGCTCATCACCGACACCCGTCAACTCGAAGACGTCGTCGGCTACTTCCGCACCCAGGACGCATTCGCCTTCGACGTCGAGACCACCGGCGAGTACCGCGGCGTCCCCGCGGTCAACGAGGTCGTATGGATCTCCCTCGCCACCAACGGCCACACGGCCGTCATTCCCATGGGGCACCCGAACGGCCACAACCTCCTACGGAAAGCCACCCGGCGGAAAAACAAACGCACCGGCGAGTGGGACCACATCGCCGCGCAGTGGGAGGAGCCCCCACCTCAGCTCCGCCCCTCCGTGGTGTTCGACGCCCTGGAAGAACTGCTCTACAGCGATCGGTTGAAGGTCGCACACAACGCCCCGTTCGACCTCTTGTCGGTCGCGAAGTACTACAAGGGCACTTACCCGCCCCCTCCGTACGGGGACACCATCGTCGCCGCGTGGATGGTCAACGAAAACCGTCCCATCGGTCTCAAGCCGCTCGACAAAGAGCGCTGGAACCTGGTCTACGACCTCGAAGACGTCGGCAAGTGCATCGAGAAACACGCCTTCGGCACCGTCGCGGACTACTCCTACATGGACGCGGCCTCGACCTGGCTCCAGTGGCTGGACCTTCGCTCCCGTGTCACCGCCGAGGGCCTGGAGGACATGTGGGCCCTGGAGATGGACGTGCTCGCCTGCGTCCTGCACATGGGCTCCGGCGGCGTCCCGGTCGACATCAAGGCCCTGGAGCAGCTCCGCATGGCGCTCCGCGAACGGATGACCGAGTGCGAGGCCGACGTGTACCGCGCGGCCGGCAAGGTCTTCAACATCGGCTCCGCACCGCAGAAACAGGTCATCCTCTATGAGGAGCAGGGCCTGCGCCCCAGGAAACGGACGCCGAAGGGGGCGCCGTCCACGGACGCCGAAGCCCTGGAGCCCTACAAGGGCCGCAACGCGGTGGTCGACGCGATCCTCGCCTACCAGGACGTCTCCAAGATCCTCTCCACCTACGTGGAGGGCTACCTGGGCAATCCCGAGGACGACAAGCCGACCCAAATTTTCGACGGCCGGATCTATCCGATCCTCAAGCAGTACGGCACGGTCACCGGCAGGTTCAGCAGCTCCAAACCGAACGTCCAGAACTGGCCCCGCGCGGACACCGAGTGGGGCAAAGCCATCCGCGACCTCATCGACCCCCTCGACGGGTTCGTGCTCCTGGTCGCTGACTACGCCCAGATCGAACAGCGTATCCTCGCCCATTTCGCGGGCAAGGGGGCCTTGTGGCAAGGGTTTTGGGATGGCGTGGACGCTCACACCGCCACCGCAGCAGCGGTGTTCGGTGTTGCCCCCGAGGACGTCACCAAGCAGATGCGGCAGGTCGCCAAGGCCATCGCATTTGCGATCAATTATGGCGCCGGCCCTCAGAAAGTCGCCGACATGTCTCACACCACATTGCGCCGGGCAAAGCAGATCCTGCGCGAGCACGAGAAGCAGTTCCCCGAGGTCTACGCCTACAAGCGCCAGCTGCTGCGTACGGTGCGCTCGCGCCGGCCGGAGCCCTACCTGCGCACCCTGCTGGGCCGCAAGCGGCGTCTGCCCGACCTGCTCTCCCACGACCACGGCCGCCGCGGCAAGGCTGAACGCCAGGTCGTCAACAGCCATATCCAGGGCTCGAATGCGGACATGACCAAGCTCGCCCTGGTCCGCTTGCACAAGGGACTGCTGCCGGGCATGCAAATCCTGCTCACCGTGCACGACGAAATCGCCGCCATGTGTCCCGCGGAGATTGCCGAGGAAGGCGCCAAGGTGCTGCACAACGCGATGGCCGGCCCCGAAATGCAGCTTCTGTCCGTGCCCGTTACCACAGACGTGAAAATCTGCAATCGGTGGAGTGAAGCGAAATAATCATTCGATCTACTCTGGCATCATGCCCGACACCGAAATCCAAGCGCCGGCCATCTTCCGCGGAATGCTCCGCGACGTTGTCGCATGCGGCGACTATCACGAGGTCTGCCGGATGCTCGGCCTGGTGCCCGCCGGCCCCGACGTCGACCAGATCGAGCACTACAAGTCGCACATGCGGATCGAAGAAGTGAACACGGTCGCCCCCGAGGTCTTCGCGCACGCGGACATCGCGGCCGACCTGCTGTACCGGCTCGTCCGTCTCAACCGCGACGGGGACGAGCCGGAGGACGAGGACGATCCGGAGCGCGCCATGTTCGCGGTGATCAGCCGCACCGCCGTGGCCACCGTCGTCGGCCATCTCCTGGAAAACGGAACCCTGGGAGTTTCGAGATGACGAGCGACTTCTGGCTCAACAAGCTCACCGGCACCGGAGGGACCCCCGCCCCGCCAGCTCCACAGGCCCCGCAAGCGGGCCTCACCCCCTCGGGCACGCCGTGGTGGGCCCACCCCACCTACGGCCAGCCGCAGGCCCCCGCACAGCCGCAGCAGCCCGCACCGGCCCAGCAGGGCGTTTACGTCACCAACAAGGCCCAGTCCGCGAAGGTCACCGAGCGCTGCCCCTCCTGCGGCAGCGACGAGTACTGGCGGCCCACCCCCAACACCCAGGCAATGTGCAACCAGTGCCACTACCCGGTCCAGAACTCCACCCAGGGCGTGGCCATTTCCAACCGAGACGCGCCGGCCAGGCCATCGCTGCACCAGGCAAAGGGCGCCGGCTACCGGCCGGACGTCATCGTGGGGCGGATGTGAGCCGCATTCTCCTCATCTGCGCGGCCCTTTGCCTCGCCGCGGGCGCCGCCCTGTGTATCTGGTCGGCGGTGGATACCGCGACCGACCCGCGTACGTACCAGTGCTATGGAACGGACGACGAACCCGCCGGTTGCCCGTAAATAAAAAATAGGCCACCCATTTGGCCCTGTGCGGTGATTTTTTCGGTCCATACGGTCGTCGTATGCCGCTCAGTGATGAGGCCCGCGTCGTCATGGCGCAGATCAATAAGAAACATGGCCCCGGCTCGGTCATTGTCGCCTCGACGATGCCCGCCGTTTCACGGTTCACGACCGGCTCCCTCTCTCTCGACGTCATGCTGGGAGGGGGATGGCCGGCCAACCAGTGGAATGAGATCGTCGGTTCGGAAAGCTCGGGAAAGACCACGATCGTCCACAAGACGATTGCAGCGAACCAGCAACGCGACCCGGAATTCTCTACGTTCTGGGTGGCCGCGGAGCACTACGACACCGAATGGGCCACGACCCTCGGCGTGGATGTCGACCGCGTGGCCGTCTACTCCACGAACGCCATGGAGTACGCCTACACCGCCATGCTGAAGGCCGCGGAATCTAGGGCGTTCGACGCGGTGGTGCTGGATTCCTATCCGGCCCTAGTCGCCGACGACGAGGCCGAACGGGACATGGACCAGGCCACCATCAGTGCCGGCGCCCGGGTCACGGGCAAGTTCTTCCGCAAGGTCGGCTCGGCCACCCGCCGCAGCCTGGTGGAAAAGGAACGCCCCCTGCTGGCGCTGATCGTCAACCAGTGGCGCGACCAGATCGGCGGATGGTCCCCGGCCGGCATGACCCCGAAGACGTCGCCGGGCGGGAAGGCGAAGAACTACGCCTACTACACGCGACTTGAGGCGTCCCGCACGGAATGGATCGACGAGAAGCGACCCGGCGGCGGCAGCATGCGCGTCGGCCAGGTCATCAAGATGAAGACGATCAAGTCCAAGAGCGCCGCGCCCCAGCAGGTGGCATCCATCCGCTTCTTTTTCGCCGATTCCGCCACCGGCATCCGCAAAGGCGACTACGACGTGGCCGCCGAAATGATCACCATGGGCATCTACTGGGGCCTGATCACGCTGGACGGCTCCTGGTACAAGTACGGCGGCCAGCAGTGGCACGGCGAGAAGAAACTGCGCTCCGCCTTCCTTGAGGACGTCGACCTCCAGGAGCAGCTCAGCGCGGACGTCCTGGCCCTGGTGCAGCCCGGTGCGGCGTGATGGACCGCCGCATCAAAGCCTCCCGCGCTCAGGAAAAACGTCTCGCCCGCAAGGTCGGCGGCACCACCACCGCAGGTTCCGGCAACGGGTGGGCGGTCAAAAACGACGTCCGTAACACCAAGTGGTCCATCGAGTGCAAAACCACTGCCAGCAGCCAATTCACCATCACCCATGCCGCGCTGGTCAACGCCGAGAAGAACGCCCTCCTGGACATGCGGCAGATGGCGTTCGTGGTCGAACTGCACGGCCGGAACTGGGTGGTGATCTCCGAGGAGAACTTCCTGCGGTTCCTGGAACTGGAGGCGGACATCTGATGGGAATCCGCGCCGTCGTCAACGCCCCCGACTGGTCACCCAAGCACCACCGCGGCGAAGCCAAATGCCGCGAAGACTCCCTCACCCCGACCCGGAAGCGGGACATCTTTTTCTCTGACGAGAGCTTCGCCCTCGACGTGTGCAACGGCACCTGGGACGGCCTCATTTGCCCCCGCCGCGCCGAATGCCTCTACGTCGCCATGCTCAACCGGGAGAACTACGGCGTGTGGGGCGGGATGACCCCCGAAGACCGATTGGCACTGCGCATGCGCTACCCGGCCATGCCCGAGCGCTGGACATGGCATCCGCCCAGCGACGAAGTCACCTCAGAAACTCAGGAGAATCAGTGGCCCCACGCGTCGTAAAGGGCGGCCCCGGCCTCACCGAATACCTCAACGCCACCAAGATCGCCGAGCCTCTTTTCGGGGACGTGCAAAAGCATGTCCTGGAAAAGGCCGCCCGGCCCTCGGGTCGCCGACAGGACGTCCTCCACCCCAGCGAGATGGTGAAGTCCGACTGGTGCCACCTGGCCGCTTTCCACCGGCTCCGCCTGGAAGTCGAGCCCGCCGAAAAGAGTAAGACGACTTTCACGCGGGAGAACATTTTCGAGGAAGGGCACCGCACCCACAGCAAATGGCAGCGCTGGCTCACCGAGATGGGCCGCCTGGCCGGCGACTGGCACTGCCTGTTCTGCGACGGCTACTTCTGGGCCGAAGAGACCCCGGAAGCGTGCGAATACTGCTCGGCCCCGACCTCCTGCATCGAGTACGCCGAAGTCCCCCTCAACGCCCACCCGTTGCTTATCGGCGGAAAGGCCGACGGGTTCAGTCCCCAGGACTCGGCCCTCATCGAGATCAAGACCCTCGGCCTGGGCTCGCTGCGATACGAGCGCCCGGAGTTCCTGGAGCGCTACATCGTCGAGACCGACCACGGCCGGCTGCCGGACATGACCCGCCTGTGGCGGGACTTTCGCCGACCGCTGCCCGCAGCAGTCCGGCAGGTGCAGCTCTACATGTACATCGCCAATCATTTCGAGGATCTGCCGGCCGAGCGGACGATCTTCTTCTACGACTTCAAGCCGACGCAGGAAACGAAGTCGTTCACCGTCGCCTACGACGAGAGTTTCTCCGAGCCGCTCATCGAAGCCGCCACAGCAATCGTCGACTGCCTCCAGACCGACACCCCTCCGTTCTGCAACCTCAACGGCCGTGCCGGCTGCGCCTCATGCCTGGAATTCAAGGAGGACGACAAGTGAGTGCTGCCGACGACCTGTGGGAAAAGCTGGAAAAGCTCGGCTTCGAGAAGGAGGAGAAGCCGGACGGCTACATGCCGCCCCTCCCGGCCGACATCACCTCCCTCGACGACCGCCAACTCATGGGCCTGTACGGCGAATACGTTTCGTGGACCGCGTACGCGGCCATGCGCCTGGTGGAAGCCCGCGTCAACGTCCGCGCCGCGAAGCAGAACCTGGACTACTCCACCGCCCGAGCCGCTCTCGCCGCCAGCACGGAGAAGACCGTCTCGGGCCGCAAGGCCGCCGCCGCGGCCGACACCCAGGTCCAGGAAGACGAGCGGCGCCACCTGGACGCCGTCGCCCTGGCCGAGGGCCTGGAGATGGTCCATAAGAACGCTGAGGCCCGCGCGCAGTTCTGCTCCCGCGACCTCTCCCGTCGGCAAAACAGCCAATCCGACACCCGCTACAGCAAGTGGGGGGTGTGACATGCCGCGCATCTCCATCGGGATCGACCAGTCCTACAGCGGTTGCGCCATCGTCTACTACAACGCCACCACCGACACCGCGGAGCAGGCCGTCTTCGACTTCTCCCCGAAGGTGGCCGGCACCGGCATCACCCGGCTGCTGTACGTCACCGCCGCCCTCACCCCGCACTTCCGGATGATCAACCAGCTCGGCCAGGTCACCCACATCTGCTACGAGGGCTACGCCTACGGCGCGAAATTCCGGCGCGAGGAGCTGGGCGAACTGGGCGCCGCCACGAAGTTCGCGCTCGCCCAGGTCTTCCCCAACCACATCGAACGCCGCATCCACGCGGTCGCCCCGGCCACGGTCAAGAAGTACGTCACCGGCTCCGGCCGCGCGGACAAGGACAAGATCATGATGTCCGTGTACATGCGCTGGGGGTTCGAGCCGGACAACAACGATGCGGCCGATGCGTACGTACTCGCTCGCATCGCCGACGCCCTGGCCACCCCTGAGCCGCCCGAGCTGAAGTTCCAGCGGGAGGTCTTGGACACCATCCGCAAGCGTCCGGCCCCCGCATAACACGCGGTAATTCCTCCGCCATACGCTCCCTGCATCAGCTCAAAATGCAGGGAGCGTAATTGTCGTGCAGACTCAGCCCGCCGTGAAGGAGAAGGAGTTCCGCGTCAAGAGCGTCACTCCGCCCCCTGAACTCGGCTCCGCCATCGCTCACGCCATCAAGTCCGGCAACCAGGTCATCCTCAAGGCCGTCGGCGCCGGCGCCATCAACCAGGCGGTCAAGGCAATCCCCATCGCCCAGTCGTTCGTCTCCTCCTTCGGAACGAAGCTCCTCGAAGAGATCACATTTTTCCGCAGCAAAACTCCGGAAGGTGAGATCCTCGGCATCGCGATCCGCGTCATGGGCACCTGAAATACCGGCAGAAAATAACGAGACCTAAACTCGCCCCACAAGGCCCCATTCTGCTGCTGACTCACACACTGATCATGTTCTGACTCCCGAGGGCCAACCAGCCGCGCGGAGGAAGACATGACGCATTGGACTCCCCCCAACCGGGGCAAGACGAGCACGGGCGGCCCGGTCAGCACGGGTCAGTTCCCCACCATGGGCGACGAGCTGCACCGCGTGACGTGGGTGCGCCCCGAGGGCGGCCAGAGCGCCAGCCGCCAGGGCATCTCCAAGAGCGGCGGCGGCAACTACGGCCGCAACACCCACCGATCCCATCGCCAGACCTCGGCCGCCGAGACCTACGGCCCGGCCGGTGTGGTCCAAGTCAAGCGCTCCCTGCACGGACCCGGCTGCGCCTGCTGCGCCACCACCGGCCGCCGCCCGGTCGCGAGTGCTTTCGGCAGCCAGGACCAGTTCCGCGCCGGTGAGGCAACAGGACGAAAGGGCTGAGCCATGTGGCCTCTCCTCGCGGGCATCGCCGCCCGGATCGGGGTCGGCACCGTAGCCCGCACGGCAGTCACCTCGGCCGCGGAAAGTGGCGCCATCAGCGCCGGAACGACCGGCGCCACGTCCGGCAGTCGCCTGCTGTCGGCCGCACAGTTCGCCAACGCCGGAGCCCACGTGGTCTCGGCCGGCCGGTCCAACCAGGGCAGCCCCCAGCCGGCCCCTGCGGGCGACCAGTCGGGATGGCTGCACTCGTGAGCACCGCCGCCACCTCGCCCAGCCCGCCCGCACCCAGCTCGGTAGCCACCACCGGCACCGCTGACCGTGGCTCTCTGGCCCCGGCCCCGCCGCCCACCGCACCCGACACCGGCTTCAGCACCGACACAGGCACCTCGCGTGCCGCCGCCATCAGCGAATTCCAGCACGGCATGACCTCTGGGAGGTGACATGGACTTCAACCCGGACCAGTTCACCCAGCCCGCCTTCCGCGGCTTCGGCGACCAGGCCATGCGCCGCTACCGGGTGACGCCCGCACCTGCCCAGCCCGAGCCGACCCCGCAGCGCCCCGCAGCCTCCTCCGGCCACCAGGGCACCCTCTTCCAGGCATCCGAACTCCAAGGGCCACCCCAGCCGACGTTCAACGCGGACCAGTTCCGCAGGGCCCAGCATGCCCTTCCCGGCATGAGCAACCCCGCCATGGCCAGCCAGCGGGTCACCCCACCCGCACAGCCCCCCGCGCCGCCCGCTCCGTCATCGTCTGCGACATCCGGGCCCGGCTGGACCCAGCCCCAGCTCTTCGGCCTCGGGCCCACACCCAGCTCACCCAGCTCGCCCTCTGCCGCGGGACCCAACCCCACGCACTGGCCCACATCTACGCCAACGCCAACGCCTCCCGCCGGGCGCACCTACACCCGCACGCCCCACGTCTTCACCGTCAGCGCCGCCACCCGGGCCGGAGGGCTCGGAGGACATCGTCTGCCCTCGCCACCGCCGGCACCGAGTTCCGCTCCGCCCCCCGCAACGAGTGCCGTCCCGCCCCGGCCGACCGCACCTCCACGACCGAGCACACCGCCCTCTACCCCCGGATCGTCGCTCGCCGTATCCCCGAAGCTCGCAAAGGCTGGCCGCTACGCCGGTGCCGGCATCTTCGTCGCCGCCAAGGCCCTCCAGTCCATCAACAAGCCCGCTACCGACCCCAAGCGCTCCGGAAACCCGCTCTACCGGTCGAACCAGGGGTGGATGAAGTCATGAGCTACCCCAACGGCGCAGGCGCCAACGCCAACTTCATGTACAACCCGCCCTACCAGGCACCGGTGGGCGGGGCGGTGACCTATGCCGGAGGCTCGGGCGGATTCCTGCTGTCCGGGGCCCGCGACATTCTCGACGCACGCCGGATGATGGACACCGGCCACGTGCCCAGCGCCGAATACCCCGACGGCTACCTCGGCACCATCGGCGCCGGTACCCGTCGCCAGGACCGACTCCTGAACAACATCGGCAACCGCGCCACCCAGAAGAGCTACCAGCGCGGCGTGCACAAAGGGGAGAGGATCGACCCGGCCGATTACTACTGGACCGAGGACGTCCACCCGGCTGCCGCCCTCCAGGCCCAGGCCCGCGGCGAGAAGTGGACCCAAAAGGGCTCCATGATCGGCAGTCCGCTGGTCAATGACGGCAAGTCCGAAACGCTCGTGGCGACCTCGGCACGCTTCGCCACCGCCATGCGCGTCTACGAGCAGGAAATCACCCCCTCCTATACGGCCGTGAATGCGCAGCGCCGCGCGCAGCTCATGCGTTTCCGGCCGGCCTGGAGGTGATCGGCGTGTTGCAGCAGGACTCCCTCTACGTTCGTCGTCCCTGGTCCAGTGCCCGGGAGCAGCAGGTCACCGACGCGCTGAGCGAATGGACGGACATCCCCGCGGACGCCGCGCGCCGCATGAAGCCGCCGATCCCGAATATCGGCCGCACGCCGCCCCGGTTCGGATACGTACAGCACGTACTCGGCATCAGCGATATCGCCCGCCTCGACGACGTCTACCCCGGAAGCCGAGTCGACTTCTCGCAGCGCCAGTCCGGGTACTCCGCGACCTCTTTCCCCGCACTGGGAGTGATCTGACATGCCCAAGGCCACCAGCCTCTCCGACCGTCGTCGGCACGGCCGTGGTGACAATTCCAGCCGTGTCGTCAGCGCCAAGGCCAATCAACTCGACCAGCGCACCGCCGCCCGGTACGCGCCCAAGGCCCCGTCCACCAAGTCGGAGTTCGACGCCGGCGCATCGGCAGGAACCACCATGAGCCGTGGCGTGCCGGCCGGCGGATCGAAGAAGCGGGCGGCCCCGGCCGTGAGGAAGCTGGGTGTCGAGAAGTGAGCATGCGAGCCCTCTCCAGCTATTTCGTGACCCTATTCCAGCGGCTGAAGGCCAAGTACGAAGCGGCCCGCGCCAAGCGCCGTGAGAACCGGAAGGAGAGCCCGCCCACATGAGCTATGCACCCAGCCGTTCCCTCGCGGCCGAACTCGACGAGGGCCTGACGGACCAGACCTACAAGAAGATCAACCGCGACCGCGGCGGCGTGGTCGAGCCGACCACGTACGGCGTCCGCCAGGACTGGAACGACCTCTACTACGGCCTGCACGAAACGCCCGTCAAGCGCCGTCCTGACGGCGTCGCAGCGCGCACCCCGGGCTACGTGCCGAACGCGCCGGCGCACCTCTACTTCGGGATGTGAAGTGAAGCACGGATACGTACTCATTTATCCGCCGGCCGTCACGAAGAAGATCCTCGGCGCCGGCCTCAGCATCTTCACGGTGGCGACAGCATTCCGGCAGGCGCTGGGCAACACGCCCTTCTCGGTCGTGCACGCCGAGCAATTCACCGCCACCTACTGGATTGCCTTCGGCTACTGCACGATCGGTGTAATTCTCGGACTCATCGCGCTGGTGCACTCGTTGAAGTCATCCAGCCTGAAATTCATGGGCGCCATCGGCTCCTACCTGCTCGCATTCGTCGCGGTCTCGCTCATGAACTCACCCGTCAGCGTAGGGATGCAGCTCTCGAACGCCACGGCCATCGCGGGTATTTCGGTGGTGGCTTTCTCCGCTTGGCTTCGGCACAAGAGGGAGCAGCCATGACCCTCAATTCCGTCGCGGCGCAGCTCGTCTCGATGCTCATCAGCGTCCTGGGGCTGCTCCTCTTCCGGCTCATCGCCCGGTTCGTACCCGAAGACCCCCCGCCGGTCGTCCGCCCCCTCGACACACCCTCGCCCCTGAAGGCCCCACCGGAAAGCGATGCCGCCGATGGCTAACGAACAATGGAACCTCAACACGACCACCGCCCTGACGGCCGAACCCGGCAGCCCGGTCGGTCTGGTCAACCCCCCGCTCACCGCGGACCAGCGCGTCAGCGCCCGCCCCTCCGGCTACGGTGATCAGACCGTCCCCCCGAAGCCGCTGTGGTACCTCGACCCGCAGGGCAACCCGCACTCCCACGGCGTCGCCGAGCCCTACAAGATCTTGCTGTTCTGGCGCTCGAACGTCGGTGAGCAGAACGCCGACCTCGCCGACTCCTACTACATGGGCGTGGCCGGCCTTCAGTCCGTCGGCGTCACCGGCCACAAGATCACCGTCAACGGCGGCGACGTCCACCACCCCGGCGGCGAGACGTCCGCCACCCTCACCGGCTTCTGGGACCGCACCGACCCCGACAACCCGGTCTGGACGGCCATCGCGCCCGACACCGACTACACGATCACCATCGCCGCCCACAACCAGGAGTTCGGCTACGGCCCGGACTCCGACCCGATCACCGTGCATACCCCCGCGCTCGGCTACGACCAGCTCCACCTCACCCTGCCCCCAAGCCCCCGAACGACGTCGATTTCGCGGCCCCCCTGCCGCTGATCACCTCTGGCACCGGCGCAGGAATCCAGCTTCGCTGGACGAAGATCCCGAACGTCACCAAGTACGAGATCTACGACAACTCCACGGCCTCCACGACCGATGGCATGGACCCCAGCCGGATTGGCCTCAATAGCCACGACGTCAAGATCGGCGAGGTCAACCAGCCCAGCGCCAGCACCAAGACCGTCACCTTCACCACCCCCAACTACGCCACCCCGCGTCAGCCGTTCGCCCTCAAGGTGCGCGCCGTACGGACGGACTCCAACGGCACCGCCGTCAGCGACTTCTCGCCTCTGCTGCGCGGCCACCTGCCGGCCACCACGGTTGCCCCGGGCACACCGGGCGCCCCGACCCTCACCACGACCCCCATCGTGGGCGGCCAGGTCAAGCTCACCCTCACCCCGCCCACGGTGGACTCCACTCACGGCGCTCCCGAGTGGTATGCGGTGTACGACGGCGCCCGCAAGGTCGCCACCGCCTACGCCCCCCTCGGCACCGCACCGCACGTCACCCTCCAGTACGCCGCCGCGCAGACGTACTCCTTCACGGTCGTCGCCGGCAACAGCATCGGCGTTTCCGCGGCCTCCAGTGCACTCACCGGCACCGTGCCCACCCCGGCTGTCCCGGGCGCCCCCACGGGCGTGGCCGTCACGAACGTCACCGCCACCGGCATGGACGTCAACTGGACCGCACCGGCCGGCGCCAATCCCCCGGTCACCTCCTACAAGGTCTACGACGGCGCCACCGTCAAGGCCACCATCACCGCCCCCATCACCACAGCCAGCCTCACCGGATACACCTCCGCCACGGCCTACAGCATCACGGTCTCCGCCGTGAACTCGGTAGGCGAAGGCGCCCAGTCGACGCCGGCCGTCACCGGCACCACCTCGTAGGGAGCGAACACACCGTGGCCACCCCCACCATCGGCCGGACCGTGCACTACCGCCTCAGTGCAGACGACGCGGAGTGCATCAACCGGCGCCGCGGCGACGGCGCGACGTCCGGCGCCTCCCACGGTCATACCGGCTTCATCGTTCACGCCGGCAACCACGCCGCCGAGGGCCAGATCCTGCCCGCCGTCATCGTCCGTATCTGGGGCAAACCCGAGGACGGTGTCAACTTGCAAGTCAGCCTCGACGGCAACGACACCTACTGGGCCACCTCCCGCAAGGAAGGCCCTGACGTAGGCCAGTGGACCTGGCCGGAGCTGACCTGATGACCACCGCTCAGACATGCCCACGCCGCACTCACGAGATGGGCCCGTGGGAACGGGAGGAAGGACTGGACTCCTGGACCACCGGCCACGGAGTGATCGGGCAGGACAGCGTGGGCCTGTCCTGTTCGTTCTGCGGCTCTCTACACCCGGACAAATTCATGGCCCTGGTGCGCGAAGGGTGGATCGTCGGGCCGACCGACAAAACCTACAAGGTCTACCTCTCCCGCCCTCTCACCGACGAGGAGAAGGCCCAGCGCAAGGAACGCTGGATGGCCGGCTTCAGCCCCGAGGAAATCCAGGCGACCGCCAGCAAGCGGGGTGAGACACCGGAGCAGGCGAAGGCCGCGCTGGAGACCGCGTACGAATTGCAGGTCGCCCAGCTCGAAGGCGCCCACACGGAAGCGAAGTTCTACTTTCAGCACCTGTCCGAGGACCAGCGCCGCGAGTTCGTGGACCTGTACAACTCCCGCCAAATGAAGGTCGGTTATCCGGGACATTTCTACCAGCCGCCCTTCTTCATGCGGCCGGTACCCGGCACACGCAAGCAAGAGGAGCGTGAGTGATGGCCACCCCCCTGACCGCAGCCGCATTCCTCAACGCCCTGAGAGCCGAAGGACTTTCGGTCGTCGAGGTCGGCTCCTGGCGCACCCACAACCGCAACAGCAAGGGGGCGTGGGGCCCCGTCAACGGCGTCATCGTCCACCACACCGTCACCTCCGGCACCTCGAACACGGTCACCATCTGCCGCGACGGGTACACCGCCCTGCCCGGCCCGCTGTGTCACGGCGTCATCGGCAAGGACGGCGTGATCTACCTCGTCGGATACGGCCGTGCCAATCACGCCGGCGGCGGCGACAACAACGTCCTCCAGGCCGTCATCGCCGAGAACTACACCACCAACCCGCCCACCACTCACTACGGCCAGGGCGACTCCGGCGCAGTCGACGGCAACAGCCACTTCTACGGCTTCGAGTGCGAAAACCTCGGCAACGGCCAGGACCCCTGGCCGGCCAAGCAGATCGAGTCCATCGTGCGGGCCACCGCCGCAATCTGCCGGGCCCACGGCTGGCACGACAAGAGCGTCATCGGACACCTGGAATGGTCGAACCAGAAGTCGGACCCCAGGGGGTTCACGATGGCCTCCATCCGTACCCGCGTCGCCGAGCGCCTCAACCACGCCGCGAACTGGTCCCCCGCACCCCCCACACCCACGCCCACACCCACGCCCACTCCGACGCCCACCATCGACTCGCGGGTGGCAGCCCTTGAAAAGCTCGTCGCGGCGCAAGGCGCGCGGATCGCGGCTCTGGAAAAGAAAGTCGCCTAGAAATGACCGTCTACGACGTCTTGTGCGGCCTCTGGCGCACCACGGTCCCTCTCATCGTCGGCTGGGTGGTAGCGCTCCTCGCTCGCATCTACATCCACGTCGATGAACAGGCCCTCTCCCAGGCCCTCGTGGGCCTGTTCGCCCTCGTCTACTACGGCGTCTTCCGCCTGCTGGAGGCCAAGGTCCACCCCTCCTTCGGCTGGTTGCTGGGACTGGCCAGGCCGCCCACCTACCCCCAGCCCGATCCGACGGTGACTCCCTGGGGCAAGCCGCCGACCAGGCCGACTACCTGAACCATTTTTCGGGCCTTTAGGGTGACCGACGCCGGAACGCCCGTGGGATGGCCGGGGTCATGTCCCCGTTGAAAGGCCCATCGTGTCCCGGCCCAAGATCCCCGATATCTCCTGGCACGCCTGGCGCATCTCCGCAGTCCTCGCGACAGCCGTTCTCCTCATCCCGCTCGCACTGGTCAGATCCGCTGACGCGGACCCCACCATCACCAAGCCGCCCGAACGGCGAGGCCGAATCGCGCCGACACCGGCTCCGCTCCGTGTCCTGCTCGACAGCCCCCTCCACGTCGTTAGCTCGCTAAGGCACCAGGCCACCGCCAAGGCCCCCGCCCCGAGCAAGACCACAGCCCCGCCTCAACACAAGCCGCCGGCCACCCGCCCGAGCCCCCGGCCCACCGTCACCGCCACGGTCGCGAAACGCGTCAGCCGCTCCGGCGCCCGCCCAGCCCTCAAGGCCGCGCCCACACTCATCGGCGCCAGGAGCTACGCCCGCTCGCGAATGTCCTCCGCCCAGTACTCGTGCCTGAGCAACGTGGTCTACAGGGAAAGTAGCTGGGACCCCTTCGCCACAAACTCCAGCTCCGGCGCCTACGGCCTCTTCCAGGCCCTGCCCGGATCGAAGATGGAGTCAGCCGGCAGCGACTGGCGAACGAACCCCCTCACGCAAATGCGGTGGGGGATTTCTTATATGAACTCCAGGTACGGAAGCCCGTGCGATGCCTGGTATTTCTGGCAGAAAAATGGGTGGTATTAGCGTCCACACATGACGCAGATCCGCCTTCTCCTGTGCAGGGATTGCCACACCACAGAAGTCCTTCCCGCCTATGAGGGGGACCCTCGCGGAGACACGGTCCTCGAATACTCCGCAGCCAAGCACGCCTACCCTAACGGGGAGCGACACTTCGGCCGGCTCTACCCGATCGACGGCGTAGACGAGGACCGCTGGCATTCCTCATCCGAGATCCGTGAGGAAATCCTCAAGCGCGTATGGCAGGAAGAGGGCGCTACCGGCCTGGAGCCCTGGGTCTACCAGGCCGTCGACACGCTCAAGGCCGATGCAATGCAGTGCTGGCGCTCTCGCCACCGGCCGGAGACGTGCGCCGACTTCCATTCGGACAAGAAGCTCCTGACGCCTCCCACTGCCGCCGCCCGGAAGTCCGAAGGATTGCCGAAGTGGGACAAGTCCAACCCCGCCGGCCAGCGCTACCTCTGTGACTACTGCCCCATCCGCTCCGTCAACGAGCAGAAGGTGCGGCACAAGCTGGGACTGTACGAATGAGTCGCCGGCCGACCGGGCGCGACTGGGAGAAGCGATTCTTCGACAAGGTCGACAAGGGCACCGAATACGACGACTGCCACATCTGGCAAGGCGCCAAGGACGACTACGGCTACGGGAAATTCCGCCTCCCCAACGGCCACACAAAGGGCACCCACATCATCGCCTGGGAACTCGCCAACCAAAAGATCGTCCCGCCCGGCTGGCACGTCGACCACCGCTGCCGCATTCGCGCCTGCTGCAACCCCGACCATCTCGAACCGGTCCCGGCCACAGAGAACGTAGCCCGCGGCGAATCCTTCTCCGCCCGCAACGCACGCAAAACCCACTGCCCCAAAGGCCACGAATACACCGAGGAAAACACCCGCTGGCACTCCGGCCGGCGTGAATGCATCACCTGCATCCGAGCCCGCGACCGCGAACGGCGAGCAGCCAAACGCCTCGAAAAGCAGGACTCACCCTTCAGGTTCTAAAGGAGCGCAGGTGACCCGAACCAGAACCCACGTGTACGTCCAGTTCGCCAACCCCTATCTCATCTGCGAACGCTGCCACCAACCCGTACCGCGCTGGCACAACAACGACAAGTGCGGTTGCGACGAGAAGTGGTGGAACGAGCCCTGCGGTCACACCGCCGGCCTTTTCGACACGTGCCCCTCCTGGAGCCCGGTCGACGGCTGCCAGTGCACGGAAACGAACCCGCACCGAATTCCAGACGCAATCAGCTAGGAGCACCCATGCCTCTCGACGTGCCCACCGACACCGGCCGCAAGCCGATCAAGTGCCGCACCGCGTTTGTCGTCGTCCAGCACGAGAACGGCGAATGGGAAGCGGTGAGCGACCTGAGCACGGCCGTCAACCCCGAGCACACCGCGAGCGTCATCGAGATGAAGTTCGGCGCGAGCGAGGTCGTCAGCGACATCGAGGCCAGCAAGCAAGCCGCGATCACTGCACACCAGCTGATGGCCGTCACCGCGCAGATGCAGCAGGCCGCCCAACATCAGTCCCTCGCCGACCGACTCAAGCTCTAGGCCCAGCCGTGCTCGCCGCCGTCATGGTCGTCGAAGGCATCCTGCGTACCCCCGAGGGCGAGGGCCACTACGACACCGGCTGGAGCCTCTACCAGGCCCTGGCGAAGAACACACGCCTCTACCTGCTGTCCGCCGTCTGGACGGAAGAGCAGTCCCGGCTCTGGCTCGCCAAACGCGAACTCCGCGGCCACATCAACTACATCCACCAGCCCGCTGCCGGGCCGGCCGGCCGCCTCGAAGCCCTCGAACGCCTGCGGTCCTGGCGCGTGGGCCTGGTTCTCGAACCAGACCCCACCTGCGCCGCCGCCGAGCTTGACGCCGGCTGGAACACCGCGGTCATCACACACGCCGCATACAGCCAGCCCCAGTGGCGGCCCGACTACCCCGGCACGCCACGCCCCTGGGACGACCTCACCGAGGCCGTCGAGCGGCAGACCGAACTCCGCCTCACCCCCCACCGCACGGAGCAGCCATGACCACCCAGCACACCCAGTACCTCGTACGAAGCGACACCGACCTCGTGCGCTTCCACCTCGACCGCCACGAGGACATCACGGGCGTCAGCGGAGAAGGCACTGTGGCCGGCGGCGTGATCTTCCCCGACGGCACCGTAGCGATGCGCTGGAACACCGGCACCAAGTCGACCGCCATCTACGACTCCATCGACGACGTCGTAGCCATCCACGGCCACAACGGCGCCACCGTCGTCACCCTCATCGACAGCCGTGAGGCCGACGCCGAATGAGCATGTCGCGCAAGCACTACCGCGAAGCCGCCGCCGTCCTGCGCGCGGCCCTGCCGCCCAAAGGCAAGCGACAACCGACACGGACCCAGACCGTGCGTGAAGTCGCCGCCGGCCTGGCCTCCATGTTCGCCCAGGACAACATCCACTTCCGGCGCTCCACCTTCATGGACGCGATTTTCGAGGACGCCCCGTGATCTTCTACTTCGCGGGCGCGGAAATCCCCTCCCACCGCAACCTGCTCACCACCGAAAAGGTCCCCCACGTCGGCATGAGCTACATGGGACTGCGCCGACGGGTCAAGTTCTCCAAGCCCTGGCTCATCAACGACCACTACCCCCCGGAGCAGTCCGTATTTCTAGACAGTGGCTGTCACACCCTCAACCGGCCCGGCGTCGAGGTCACACCCGAGGAAATCCAGGAAATCGCCGACCACTACGACGCGTTCGTGGAACAGAACCTGGACCGCACCCAGGCATACACCGAATTCGACGCATTGCCCATGGGCCGCGACTGGATCGAAGCCCGCCGGCAGCACCTCGACACCGACAAGGCCATCGTCGTCTGGCATGAAGAGTGGGGCATCGACGCCCTCAAGCAGATGGCCAACCAGTACCCCTACATCGCCGTCGGCCAGGCCACCGTCGGCGACCGGGACATCGTCCCTCTGCTGCGCTCTATCAGCCGCACCATCCGACTGCACGGCATGGGCTTCTCCAGCCCACCCCTCATGCTCTCCGCGGACTGGTACTCCGTCTCTTCCACCACCTGGCTCAGCGCCGCACAGCACGGAGAGACCTTCATCTGGGCCGGCTCCGAGATGAAGCGCTATCCCACCCGCTACAAGGGCCAGGCCCGCAAGAGGCACCGCACTCTCATCACCGGCGCCGGCTTCGACATCGACAAGATCGAAGCCGACGACGCCACCGAGAACCTCCGCCTCAGCCTGTGGTCCTGGCAGCACCAGATCGCGCACATTTCACAGCGCCACGGAGACGCAGTAACTCCCACCCCCGAACAGGCCACACCCCGAAACGGGGAAAGGCACCTCGCATCAGTTACGGCGATCCGCCCAGAAACCGGGAACGAGGTAGCAACTCAACCCCCCACCGAACGAGTGAAGAAGCTCCTCCCCGGCATCGCCACCGAGGAGTTCGTCCACCGCTACACCGACCCCGAAACCGGGGAACGAAAGACGCGCACCGAACACCGCATCAACGCCGTCGACCCCAACATCCGGGTCTGCGACGGGTGCTTCCTCGCCAAAAAATGCCCCGAGTACCAGCCCGGGGAGTCCTGCGTCTACGAGATGCCAGTCAGGGTCAAAACCAAAGAGCAGTACATCGCCCTGCTCGACTCACTTATCACCATGCAAGCCATGCGCGTTTTCTCTATGCGCATGTCAGAGGAGGTAGAAGGCGGATACGCGGACCCGAACCTTTCCGGCGAGATGGATCGACTCGCCAAATACGTGAAGCTCAAGGCGGACATCGAGGAGGCGGGATTTACGTTCTCGATGAAGATGGCCGGCCGAGGAGAGGGGGCGGCCACCAACGAGGTCGGAATCATCTCCCGCCTCTTCGGATCACGCTCCGATGGGCCCCCCGCCCTCTCGCCGGCCGGGACAGTGTCAACCGAAGACGCCCTCAGCCAACTGGGCATCATGGACGCCGAAGTCGTCGAGGAGCCCGCGCCGAAGGAGTAACCCCCTCACCCTGCCCAAGGCCCGGAACGACCCTTGTGCCGTCGCCGGCGCCGCTTCGCTCGCTTCGCGCGCCTCGGCTCCGGCTCGGACATCAGCCAGTGGGCGAACCACAGGCACCCCGCGGACACAACCGCCGCGGTGACCACCGTCGAGACCGTGCTGTGGAACATGAACCCCACAACGGTCCCCAGGAACTCCAGAACGACCCCCACCACTGCCTGCCTCCAGACACGACAAAGCCCCGCCTCCCAACCGGAAACGGGGACCAGATGGCGACCGGCGCGACTACCGGTCGTTGTTCTTCGGGCAGCCCTCGTGCTCCCAGAAACAGCAGTGGAACGCGAAGAACGTGACCCCCTCATCCGGGGAGTTCAGGGCCAGGACCGCGTACGCGTTCACCAGTGCGCTCAGCACACCGCTCGGCTTCCAGCCCTTACGCCGCTGATCCGCCTGGAACTGGAAGACATCGCCCTTCTCCGTGATGGTCTTCGCCGCCCCCTGGGCCAGCGCCATCAGTTCGGCCTCACCCGCGCTGCTCAGCTCGGACATCCTCAGCGGGACCAGGCCGGCCAGCGCATGGCCCACGTTCTGCACGAACTCGTTGTCGTCCCACCGCGGGTCGTGCAAGCACGTGGCGTACCCCATCAGCCCGTGCGGTTTCCTCACTTCGTCGTCGGCCACGCCGACCTCCCTCCCTGTTTTCGGGCATGCAAAAGGCCCCGACTCCACACGGGAGCGGGGCCCTAAGAAATCGGCCGCGGTATCAGCCCTCGCGGCTCTGGTACTCCTTCACCACTTCCTCCGGCATCCCCTCGTACTCCGACGGGTCCGAGCCGTTGCGGACCAGCCAGTCCACGGCATGCTTGACCTCCAACTGCTCCACCTGGTCCGGCTGGCCCTGCCACTGCGAGGTGAAGCGCACGGCGAGCCGGCCCTTGGCCGTCACGTACAGCGTCTCGCGGCTGAACTCGTCACCGGTGGTCCTGGAGACGTTGTTGCTCTGACCGTCCAGGTCCGTCTCGTTCTCGACCTTCACCCGGACGTTCTCCGTGTCGAAGTACCAGGGCGAGAACTCCTCAGCCTCCTCCCCCTCCACACCGCGCCACCCGGTCACCGTCAGACGTGCCATGTCGAACTCCCTCTCTCTCTGCTTGGAGTTAGTGGTCTACCAGGGGTCACTGACAACGCCCCTTGAAATGCGAAAACCCCGCTGAAGCGGGGTCTGGTGGCTCTTGCGATCAGTCGGTCTGCATGACGGCAATCCACTGATCGGGTTCTGCCCCCGCCTCGGCGGCCTTCGGTGCCCAGTCCACGATGATCAGCTCCAGCTTCTTCGCCAGAAGACCGGCAGCCCACTTCTGTGCTCCGCCCAAGTCCTCCGGGTCAAGCGTCACGTTGATCGCCTGAACGAGGGCCGCGGAACCTTCGCCGATGCGCAGAGCCCACGTATGCACGTCGCCAACCCCCGCCTCGCCGAATGCGAGGCTCCAGCGGGTGTCATCCGACAGCGGCGCCTCACGGTTCGACGCGGACTGGCACGAGATGCACAACTGACCTGCTTGCCGATGCACTTCGTCGCACTTCGTGCATTCCTTGATCAGGTCAGTCCGCACGAGGAGATCCCGCAGGATCTCACCCTCCTCTTCCGTCTCAACGGCAGCCAGAAGCGCATCCACGGCCGCCGCCGCGCTCATGCTCTCCCCAGGAATCCCGCTCACCAAGCTCTCCCTCGCTATCTCTTCGGTGGCGCACAGCGTAGGCGCTCCCACTGACAAGGGCCCCCACCTCCCGAAGGAAGCAAGAGCCCCAGAATTTTTCGGCCGAGCCGCTCATGTGGGCTAGAACTGTGCGTCCTTACCCTCCCGGTAGTCGGCACAGCCCTCCACCCAGTCGTGCTTGCTCAGACCGTCGAGTTCGTCGGAGGGGAACTTCCCCCACAGCTCTTCGCAGTACGCCTTGTCGACGTCCCGGTCATCCTCGCTCGGCGGCAGCCAGGCGTCCCCAAAGGCGTGGTAGCCCGCCCTGTAGCTCTTCTCGTCCATGTCCGGACCGGAATCCGCCACGCCCATGTAGACGACCACTGCCACCGCGCTGAGTCCGATCAGCCACGCCAGGAAATGTCGGATTCCACGGTTCAT